TCTACCGGCCATAGGAAGGACTCTTGATGCAAGCATTCCTCCCGCAGCAAGAAGTGGAGCAATGGCGGTTTTATTCTCTCCCATCCTAAAACTGCTAATTCCATTTGTTTTGGGAGAGCCTAGAAGAGAAATAATTTCATGAGTTCCGGGAAGATCTTCTTCTCCTAATTCAGAATCTGAACAAGTGTGCAAAAAATCCATAAAGCATGAGTTAAAGTGGTCTAATTCAGAACAATCTTCGCCATTTTCTTCTTTGGCTCTTTTTTCGTGATTGTAATCTTGTAAATATTGTTGAATAAACGCCTCTGGGCGCTCTAGAGGATCCGGATATTCGTATGCCTCTGGGTCATAACCACTATCTGCGGGACTAACCATCTCTCCAATGGCTAGTTTTCTATCCAAACTGGACATTCTAAATGCGAAATCAGACACTTTAACTCCTTGTTATGAAGATCTACCCTTTATTATCAGGAAACTACAACAATACAGGTTCTGTACCACCTACAGAAATGCTAATTATGTCTCCCGTCGCGGTTCCATGTACGGTTGAGTTATCATTAATATTCAATACGAGGGGGGCGGCTTTACCAATACCTGTTTTTTCTTTAAATGTAATCAATTGGAGGCCATTCAGGGCTATAGCACTAGTCAATTCACTAACAAAGAATTGATCGTCATCCTCTTTAAGAATAGAAGCACTTGTAATTTCAGAAATTAAGAATAGATGATCTAATCTTGCATAATCAGCATCATAATATGGTATTTCTGTCAATATTCCTCTTTGAAGACCAATGAGAGATATTCTATTATCCGATTCTGTTAGATTTGCAGAATCTTTACTAGTAGCGTTTGCATTTATCCTTACAAAATCTGAAAGAATTGACACATCAGAAGCGATTGCTCCAATAATTTTGTTTTCTATTAAATTAATTGAATCTAAACTATTCAAAGAGTTTTGAACAATTTCTGTTAAGTGGCCTGAATCGGCTACCGACACTGTGATAGTAATACTCTCTCCAAGTTGAATGTTTTCTACTCCAATTGGACTTGCTTCTAGCGTGCGGTTATCTTCAAAACTTAAAGAATCTAAAGCGCTATGATCTGTTGCAAGATTAAATGCTTCTTGATAAATAAATTGATCAGTAGATGATGCTGAAATCCCAAGAGAAGAAAGTGTATCGGTAATAAATAGACTATCTTCCGCAATCAACGCAAGAGATATAAATTCTGATATGTCACCAGAGTCAACAACTGGGATAGATATATCAGGAGTATCTTCTGAGAGGATGGGATCATCTAAAGATGAAAGTGTAGTTTGAATAAATTGATAATCAAACTCATCGTTCCAATGCATGTGATCAAGACCGGGGCCATCTGCTATTATGAATCCACTAAATTCTATAAAAGTCTGATCAAGATCAATTGATTGTACAAAAGTAGAAATGCTTTGCACAAGATCAGTTGCTGCAACTTCATCAGATTGTCTAAGTGCTATTGAATTTACAAAATCAGAAAGTGTTAATGAGTCTTCAATAAATATCTCAATTGTAGCAACATCTGCAAAAGAACTTGAGTCTTCAGAGACAAGAGATATACTTATTTTGTCTGTAAAGTGAATAGTTTCATCAGGTACGGTAATAATAAATGTACCTATGAAATCCTGTATTGTGGCAGAATCAACACTATCAAAAGTAATAGAAAGGACCGTATCTGATGCTAAAGCAGAATCAGATAGGTCTAAGTTTACATCAAGCGTTACTTTTTCTGCAAAAGAGGCGGAATCAAAGGGCGGCTCAATTATAAATGAAGCAATTGATTCTGAAAAAGTTACAGAATCTGAAGACTGAACACTCTTGTAAGGAATAGTAATTGCATCATCAATAAATGTAAAATTAGTTGACATTAGATCACCTATCTATTATGTGCCGTATAAACACAGAAACCCGCCGAAGCGGGTAACTGATTTGTTTTAGGCTAATTTGCATTAGGCTAATGAAAGTGATACAGAAAAAGTCCACGTTGAAGCAGAAGTCTTTGATCCAAGATCTTCTTGCTTACGGTTAAGCATTCTTCCGCCAGATGAGCCATTAAATACACCCCACTCATACCAGTGAAAGTTGGCATCTGCGGTTCCGTATGTTGAACGGAAGGTAATTGTACCGGCTCCTGCACCAGTCCCGTCTGAGTGTTGTGGATAAGTTGAATCCATAGCCTTACGGATTTGGTTTGCAGTACCACCAGAAGCCTGCAAATCGTTTTGAGTTGCAGCAGCGGCAACAGTTCCATTGCCTACTCCAATGTGAGCGTTAGCATTGTTAAAGTAAGTAAGAGTTTGACCGCTTGATGCATTACCATTTCCGATAAGAGTTTCCCAAATACAAGAAGCCCCACCATGCATGAGAAGGTTGCCCTCTTTTTCAAATACTTCATAAGGTTGGCTTAGATCTTCGCCATGATATTTTTCAACTCTCCAACGGGCTTTCCACTGGATTGGTTGGTGAGTTTCATAATTAGCGCCAATTACGCTAGCCTCACCCATTCTTGCTGATTCTTTCATTTTAAGTATTTCCTTTCTTTTACGCGCATAAAAGATATTTTCTTCTTATATTAAAGCAAAGTGTGTGGTTAGAAAGAAGGATTTAAGATATTTCTGCTGATGCTGTGTAAGAAAATCCATAAGTATACCCGCTACTGGGTATTCCACTAGTATTTCCCACAGTATAAAAACCATCATGGGTAATGTTTCCAGCAGTCATTGCATACCCTGAATTTGTATTTGATACATAAACACTTCCAGCACTACCACCAAGATATGTACTATTATATAAAACAATTACTGGATCTGTTCTCATTCTCGTTGGAAAAATTGCTCCAGTTCTGGCAACAGTGCCGTTACCAGAATTACCATCGGCATAGACCATAGAATCATTTCTCAAAAAATACCTTCTACATAAAGATAGTTCTTGTTTAAACGTTCTTTGTTGAAAAGGAGTTGCTGTTGGACCTAACTCTAATTGTACCCCGGATAATTGCCAAGTAGCCGCAGCGGTTGCCATAAGGTTTGTTGATCCAGACGGTTGATTATAATTAGCGCTTTCCCATGTGTTTATGTTTGAAGTTGTAAATGAAGATCCGTGGCCTAGTGACCAATTAATTATCAATCCACCTGTTGTCGTCTTTTCCCACGTTCCAGTATTGTCTGCTGTGAAAGTTATAATCTTTCTTTCCCAAGTATTTGCAGCATTAATTGTATAAGAAAAGGTATAGGATCTATTCAATGCGTCATTTTTAAATGAGCCACCAAATGTTCCTGTAACGCTGGATTTTACATAGAAAGATAAAGTTACAATTTTATTTGCTGAAGTTCCAAAGCCTAAATCTTGAACATCATATCCTTCAATATTCTGCCTTAAAAGATAATAATCGCCTGATGCTAGCGAAGTGTCTTGAGTTGCAACTGTTATTTTGGCTGAGTTTGTAGATATTCCAGCAGGTCCATCGTTAGTCACACATTGAACATTAGCGTTACCACCGCCGTTTGCATAAAATCTAAATCTGTCGGCAACAAAAACATCTGTTTGAGAATTAGCCGCAGAATTTCTTCTTCTTTCATCAACAAGCATGGCTCCATTAATAATTTTATTTCTATCGTTCTCAAACCCAGAAATAGGTTCCCATCTATTAGCAGAAGCCCTCCATCTTAGATTCCACATTGTTCCACTAGTATCATCAATAAGATATCTTACTTCTTGACCATCTATGTTGCCTGTGCTTGGCAATGATGTTACTAATGGGGTTGATGCTAATGGAACTATGAATTGAGAGGCTTGGATTATTTTAGATACGCGGAGGAAGGCGGGGGCATAGGCGGGGGAACCTGCCCCACCTGAACCTGCGCGTATTTGCTGCGTTGATGAAAGCGACGATACTGCTTTTACCTGATAAGTATGCGAACCAGCAGACGGTGTAAGCCGGTATTGCAAGTGAACTGGAGCGGCGGTCAGGTCGGATTGCGCTAGGCTTTCTCCCCACGGACTCGCTTTTTGTGTTCCGTCTTCGAACAGGGAAATTGTCAAGTTGTCGCCGCCCAACCAACATCGGCCTGACGGCGCAAAAAACTCAACAAGAATTGGAGAGCCGTCGCAAACAACCGTAAGCACGCTACTGACGTTAGTAACCGACGTTCCAACGGTTACGCTGCTCGTAATCTGCGAGTACCCCAACTCCACCAATCCACCACTAGTAGTAACTACTGTATTTTCTGATAATGAAGTCATATTTATGCGCTCACTCTTATTGGGGTTATTACAAGATTTGCATTTCCAACTGTTGAGCCGCTCCCTTGAGCAACGTGGTAATCGGAAAGAGCAACAGTTGTGTTTGCAGCCAACCCGCTAAGTACAATAGTTCTATTTCCATTTTCATATTGAGATGCGGCGTTTGACATTCTTGCCACATAATAATTAATATTTCTAGAAGTAGTTGTATTAATACAAATAATTGCATCATTACCGGAAGTAGTTGTAAGCAAACACGCTCCATTTATTAAGTAATCTCCCGCAAGGGGAACGGCTTTTGTAAGAACATCAGAGTAAGAGCCAGCCGCGTGAGTTAATGTATATTGAGTTCCATTATCGTGTTGTGTTGATATTGGTGCCCCACCTATAAATTCCCACTTATTGGCAGAAGAAGATCCAGCCCTATATCTAAAATTCCATATGATGCCATTTGTATTATCGGCCAAGTATCTCACTTCTTGTCCATCTATTGCATCAGATGGAAGAGATGTTACTAGGGGTGCATTTGGTGTTTGTACTATTAGTTGAGAGGCTTGGATAACTTTAGAAATGCGAAGAAAAGCGGGGGTCCAGTTGGCAGAGGCGCAAGTAATAGTTGCATTAGCCCCAATCGAAACTGCTTTAATAGTTACTGTGTGAACGCCAGCCGAGGGCGCAATTCGCATATGAGCGCTGGCGGGATTGTTCCACGCGCTAGTAGGAGTCCAGTTCCAAATTCGTCCTTGTCCGACAGTAGGTGAGACTCCATCAACTTCAATTAAGAAATATATATCAGTTGAAGCCCCCGAATCAATGCGGGGAACGTAAACATCAACAATGCAAGGGCTTCCATCGGAAACAAAGGAAAGTGGACCAAGGACTATTGCAGCAGCCGCGCCATTTGTGATTGTCTGGTTCGATATTTTTTCAACATAAGCCAACTCAACTAAACCACCCGGAGCATTAACAACATTAGTATCTGATATAGAAGTCATGATGAAATCCTTACGATATTAAATCTTTGAGCAAGAAAAGAAATTGTTAAATCTCTACTTGCCCCAGACCCGGTATTAATGCCCCACAAACAATATGATTGCCCTCCTGTTAATCTTATTAAACCATCAACCGGAGTTCTCATATACGCCCACGAATTTACGGTTGGGCCAGAAATGGTCGTTCCATTATTATTACCCGATTCTGCAAAAGTTAATATTCTTGCTCCAGAGCCGTTTGCATCCCATTGACATTGACCTGATATATGATACAGTCCTCCTAAATTAGAAGGGATTGTAATTGTACCATTAGATACTGTAAACCCAAAGTTGTTTGTCACAGTCGCGCTTGGAAAGGTTAATTTAGTCCAAGTTTCTAATGCAAAGCCAGTTTGAGCAGCGCCTGCAACAATTTCTACGCTGGGTTGTTCATTTATATTAACCCAAGATGCCCCATTATATTTTTTATTAAAATAAGAATTGTTAATCAAATGATGCACTTCTTGATTAACAACAGGATTAGAAGGCAAATCTGTAACAATTGGCGCATTAGATTGAGTTACTAACAATTGAGAGGCTTGGATGATCTTGGATACGCGGAGGACCGCATTACCGGTCAGGGATGTCTGGAGGGTTGATCCAGTCCATCTCCACCATCTAACCGAAATAGTGCGAGAGCCCGCAGCGGGGGTAATCCTTCGGCTTTGAGCGTACGCAAGGCGAAGAACCTGATTGTTTGTATTTGCCTCAAAGTTAGAGTTGTAAACACCATCAACCCACACACCGATCTGCACACCCTCACCTGTGGCGCAGGCAATACAGCACTCAAACTCAATAAGGATTGGGCTGCCGTCGCATATGACTGTGGTTGAGACAAGTTCAGTCGCGTTTGCCTGAGTTGTCTGAGAAACGGCGACGTTCGTGCGATCCGTGGACTGGTACCCCAACTCCACCAATCCACCGGGCGCATTAACTACTTCTGTATCTGATATAGAGGTCATGGCTTAGGATACCTATCCTTAACTTCTTTGATTACTTTTTTCCATTTATCGTAACCTTCATGATATAAAATATCTAATTGATCTATAATAGATGGATATGCAATGGCTCGTTTTTGCTGATATTGAGCATTTTCTTTTTCTTTTTTTAAACGTTCAATTTCTTCTTCAACCTCTTTTAAAGTTGGGATTTTGTCTGGGCCAAACCATTCCACAGTTTCATACTGGTTATCAAAAACAGCAAAAGCGTTGTTTGGTCGCAGAGAGGCGAGTGCTTCACTAATCCCAATTGATTTATCTATCATCCCTTTATCTCCCAAACAGTGTAGTAAGAAGCCCAGTTTGCGCTTTGGTTTAGACGACCATTAGTAGTTGCAAGATAAACAGCAATCTGCGTTGTGATTGCGGTCGGGTTAGTTGTGTTTGCAGTAAATGAGATTGACTTGACAGTACGGCTGTAAAGGTCAGCGTTAGACCCCGTTGCAACGTAAACCTCATGCGTCTGCCCTTGTACCGTCACGACGCTTCCGCCCCAAAGCCCACGGCAGGACATACCTGCATAGGTCTGACCGGGGTGGTAAGGGGCCATTGCCCACTCAAACTGAATTAAAATAGTTGAATTAGAAAATTGTGGAGTGAATGTATATGAAGAATTTGTTGCACTTACCCAACCTGCACCAGAGCCGTTTACGCTAGTCTCGTTTGTCCAGCCGTATCTTCCAACTTGCACAACTGATCCTGCGGGTAAACTAGAAGTGTTGATTGAAAACTCATCCCAACTTGATCCATTATATCTTTTTTGAATATATTTACCTGAAATTAGATGATAAACTTGTTCTCCAATTTGAGGATTAGAAGGAAGTTGAGTAACAACAGGAGGTTGATTTTGATAAAACCACCCGCCCCTCGGTAAATCAGCAACGGCCTTAATAATATAATTTGTTACCAAATAAGGGGGAGAATCCGTAGGAGATGTTGAAGAAGATGCTCCTTCTGGGTTAACTTTAATATTAATTCCAGTTGTTGCAGATCTTGTCGCGGTATATGATGTACCTGTATTAGCAAGAGCAGGATTTGATTGATTAGATCCCGCAACTCCCGCAACATTATAGTCGCCAGCGTGTTGGTGGCCGGGGTCGGAAAAGTATACCGTATGTTGGTGCTTGGGTCTACGATTAGCAAGAGAAGCGCCTTCATTATTTCCCAATGTAGCCACATCAGTATGGGTGCCTTTTCCTACTGGAATGCGTCCTCTCATATCAGGAATATTAAATGTTGTTGACCCATCTCCTGACCCATATGTTGTGCTTAAAGCAGAAAACAATTCAGGATATTGAATTCTAGATATAGCAGAGCCATCGCAGAACAACCAACCCGCAGGGGCATTTACTCCTGCAAAGGCTTCTATGACACCCACAGGAGTTGTTTGGACTACGTTGTTTGCTAATGCTGATAAATTACCCATTATTAAACCTCTGCATAAAAACTAACACCATCTAATCCAACCCAAGTGTTTCCAGTTCTATAGGCATAAACATTGCCACTAGTATCAACATCAATTCTTGAGACTGTCCAAGGTTCTCCGGAGGTTGCTGGAAAAAGTTTTCTTGCTGAAGGTCGAAAACCTGTTGGTAAAACAAAAGCAATATCTGATGTTTTACTTGAACCACTTAACAGTCCTTTAAGCATAACAATTCCATCTGGAGTTTTTAAATAACCAGCAGTGTCAAAACCTGCTCCATGATTTGCCCAACCATTTATTAATGTGGGCGCAACCCATGAAGGTTTAGAAACCGCTCCAGTATTGTACCAAGTTCCAGCACTATATCTTTTTGCTGTTTGGTAAGTTGTCCCGGCTACTGTTTCTTGCAAATATACTTCTTGACCCTCATATGGATTAGTTGGCAAGGAAGTAATAACTTCTGGTGTAGAACTATTATACCATCCACCCCGAGGAAGTTCACTAACTGCTTTAATAATATAGTTTAATATAATTGTTGGCTGAGTATTGTTGTGGGCATTACCGCCACCAGTATTTTGATTAGTAGCAGTAACCCCCATAGCAGTAAGATTTTGACCTCCATAAACTCCTGCAAAAACTCCAGATGGAGAGAAAGTAAAGGTTGCGCCACCTGAAAGACCACCAAAATTTGCTCCCCAACTGTGTCCACCGGGGGATTCAACAGAGTGTGAGTGAGCATTTTGAGTGTGAGTGTGAGATGGCATTTCGTTAGAAGTTAAGGTATTACTTTGAGAACCCCCACTATTCCCCAATGCAGTTCCAGAAGCACCAAAAAAAGTAGAAGTAAGTCTATTGGTGGGACCATTATTCATATTATTGACACCATCTCTACCAGCAATAGTGCGGCCTCTTAAGTCGGGCAATGTAAAAGTAGCAAACCCATCCCCCGAACCGTAGGTAGTTCCAATAACGTTAAAGAGTTCGGGATATAATGCTCTAGATATTTGAGAGCCGTCGCAAATAAGCCAACCGTTGGGCGCATTAGTTCCTGCAAAAGCCTCTACGACTCCTACTGGTTGTGGTTGAACTGCAATGTTTGCGACTTTAGATAATACGGCCATTTACGCACATCCCCACAATTCTGCTGAAGACTCAGCAGTTAAATTTGTTCCCGCATCATCAAGGAGGGTTATAGAAGTAATTGCAGCAACATCATTAGAACATACCGACGTATTTACAGCAGAAAGTGCAGAATATCCATCCCATCCTGCCGAAGTTGAGTGTGCCGTTTTAACCATATATGATTGGGAATATTGCGGGAAATCAATAATGCCTCTAGTAATACAATTTATAGTCTGACGAGAACCTGACGGAATTTGACCTAGATATGCGCTAGTGTCCGTTGCATTTGTTGCCCCATTTGTCACCGTTGTACTGACACTAATTCTATATCCAAGAGAATAACCAGACGTAATACCATTCCATCTAAATCTTCCTCCAGTATTTTGGAAACCACTTCTTGAACTGGCCATTACAAATCTTACTTGAAGATGAGTATACGTTTGAGGAATAGAAGAGTAGGACAGTGTTGTTCCGCTTAAAGTAAAATCTCCTATTTTTTGCCATCCACTACTTACCGATTGCCAACGAGTACCATCCCATCTTTTATTCAATACCCCACCAGTTGAAGCATATAAATAAACTTCTTCACCAATTGCAGGGTTGGTTGGTAATTGAGTAACAACAGGAGGACTAGATTGAGTATACCAACCACCCCTTGCTATATCTGCTACTGCTTTGATGATGTAGTTGGTGACGAGGAAGGGGGGCATGTTCTCGCCGGAACCTGAACCCGTGCCCTTTGTCTTTAGGTAGCCAGCCCCCGCTTTGTCAACGACGTTGCCCCCGCTTACGGCCCAGATAATGTCGCCGCCAGCGTTAACGGCCCCGCCAGAGGTAGTGACCTCTCCGTAGTTGTGGATGTGGCTTTGCAGCCGGGTGTCTCCACCCTTGTCACCACGAGTGCGCGATGCGTTATTTGCAGCAGTTCCATCATTTCCAGCACCTACTGGCATTCTCCCGCGAAGATCTGGAAGATTAAAAGTTGTGCTTCCATCTCCAGAACCATAGGTTGTTCCTATTGTATTAAACAAATCCGGATAATCTTGACGACGGACAGCGCTGGCATCACATATTAGCCAGCCAGTTGGGGCGTTCGCTCCTGCAAATGCTTGTATAGAACCTACCGGAAGTCCGGGAGTCGCAATGCTAGCAGAAGTGGAGAGGATTGCCAATTTTAATCACTCTCCGTGAAGAAGGCAACGCTTTGAGTGCCACTTTGAGCAACGCCATGAATAGCGGCTTGTGGAGCGCGGTCAATAACAGCAGTCTGTCCGGGGGCTAGTCTTAAACCTGATCCAGTTGCTACACCAGAGGCTCCTAGCCATATATAATCTGTGCCCAAGTTGGTTAATACGGCAGTTCTTCTTGTTCCTGATGCTGCAAGAATCTGTGCTGAAGTAGAAACCGCAGCAGAACCATGAGCAACAGCAGAACCACGCTCAATAGTATTTGCCGTTCCAGCAACGCTTACGGTTCCTTGAGTATAAATTGCCCCGGCTGCGGCATTAGTTACTGTAGTAGTGCCCGAAACAAATGCGGGAGCAGAGGCGGGAATTGTTACTGTTCCAGCAATATATCCGGGGGCTGATTGAGGAATAGTTGCTGTTGTTGTTCCTTGAACAAACAAAGCGCCACCGGCTGCATTAGTTGCAGTAGTAGTCCCTTGCACAAACAAGGCTCCTGCCGCAGCATTGGTAGCAGTTACAGTTCCGCCGACAAACCAATTGCCAGATTGAATAGCAGTAACGGGCCAAGTTCCAGAACCGACGTTTGCAGTTACTGTCCAAGAACCACCTTGATTAACAGTTCCGCCAATATTCCAGTTGCCGGATTGAATGGCATTTACGTTCCATGTTGCATTCTGAGAAACAGTACCGACGATTGGAGTTGTGCCGCTCGCAGTAACTGTTCCTTGGACCTTAACGGTATTTACTACAATTGGAGCGCCCATTATGCCGTAATCCTATTCACGAATCCGCCAACGTTTATAACAGATCCTACGCTGGCATATGCTTTAACAACAAGTCCATTTTGAAGAAGAAACGATGGAATGATTTCAATCAAACCGACATTGGCTGGCAATACAAAACTTACTTCATTATTTGCGCCAGTTCCGCCGTATTCTAAAGTAAGAGTAGCATCGGTGCTGTGATAGTTTGTTGCAAAAATGTGAAGTTCATCAATATTTGCGGTTCCAGAAACAGCAGTATGAATAGTATTTGCAGCAGCGGTTGAAGTTCCAGTAATCTGAATAAATCTTCCGTTTGTAGAACCAGATAGTAAGAGTTTGCTAATAGATGCCATTATCCAAATACCTCTTTGTTAAGTTTGACTAAGAGCGCCAAATCGTCCCCTCCTACATTAAGGTTCGTACCAACGATAAAGGCTCCGTCTGTCTTAAGTTGGGCAGAACCGGCGCGGTATAAGTTTGTATCCTCAGCAACTGAACCCGAACCCCACTCAACAGTACCTCCAGCATCAATACTTAAGCGAGGTTCAACATCTCCATCATCTCTTATCTGAAAGTTTTCATCGTCGGGGCTATCACCTTGAAGCAATGATTGTTGTGGGTGATTTACATAATAACGAGAAGTGGCAGATCCATATTGTGAAGAAATAGTTATGTCATATAAACCAATTTCAAGCCAGCCAGTAAATGATCCATCAGCATTTGAGATAAGTGGTTGAGAAACCGTACCTGCGCCAGTCTCTCCTGAGTAGATCATCGCAGTGACCGATCCGGGCACTGTTATAATTGATGCTGTCGCGCCTGAAATAGCATTACCATTAAGATCTTGCACTTTTCTCGTTATGGGCGTTCTTAGAATAAGAGGATTAGTAGACATTTATATTACCTTCTATAAAAAGCATAGATAGCGTCATTGGCTCCGGGGGCAACAGACATTGTAATTGTATTGGTAGATAGTGTATAATCCCCAGCAGACCCCGGAGACATTAAAAGCCCGCCGACGTAAAGTTGAAGACTGGCAGATGGTGTTGGGGTTCCTGCTAACGTAAAAGTGGTGTTAGTGCTATTCTTGGTGCCAACTGGAACCTCTGAATCAACAAAAGTCGTAAATGAGGGAATAGAGGTAGGAACGTAAGCAGTTCCATTAAATATTAATGCTTGACCACTTGTTGCAGATCCTGCTGAGATAACAGAAGCGGGAAGCCCAGCGGTTCCAATATCGGCACTTCCAATATTTAGCGGGCCTAGCCTACTCTTAGGTACTTTAGATAAACTCATTTATTTCTCCATTTTTTGGAAATAGTCATTTGATTTTCTGGGGCTTCAATAGATTTTGGAGGCTTAGGCTTCTTAACTCTTTTTTCCCATTTGGTTTCCCAATATGGTTTAAAGTCAATTGGTTTAAGAGAGTCGTGCAATTGGTGAGTACCCGGACCTGTTCTTACGTTATCCCAAACTCCCCACTGAAATGCTCCAAGCGGCATGTTGTGATATTCAGGATATTGACCTTTAATTTCTTTTAGTTGACTTTCGTATGCGTCATACTGAGAATCGGTACTAGGAACAAAATCAGGCCTTCCTAAGAAATTCATCATGTGACGATCTACAGTTGCCAGTTCAGAACTCTTTGGTGCTAGAAGAAGCCACGCAAAAGAAGCCACTTTATTATTTACACCTTTAATATCAAAGTTTCTTAAGCCCTCGCGCCACAATTCTCCAGTTCCACCAGTCTGTTCAAAATCTTCTCTTGCTAAATCTGTTAGGGCATCTGCCGCCTGTCCAAGTTGAGCAATAGAATTAACATGATCGTGAATGTATCCGGGGTACTTTTGCCAATACATTTCTTCTCGTTCTGGGCGTTCATATTCTTGATCACCGAAAAGCATCCCTTGCTCTTCTTTCATTCCAAATGGGTGTTTTCTGTGGAATAAATCACGGTCACGATTCCATTGCTCTCTTAAGGTTTGCATTTCTTCCAAATACACTTCGGGATCGCTCTCATCAGGCGGAACGTCTTTAATGTCCTGATAATGAATAGCATTATGAGATAAATCTTTCATGGGAGAAAGTATTCCAACTCTCAGCGCGTTAATTACAGCCTTTTTCTGGTCCTCTGGTGATAGTCTTAAGAACTGTATGTCTTGCGCTTCAAGAAGTTGAGCATGTGGACCAGCCCCACCTTCCCAATCAAGAGGATCGTTTGGGTTTTCACCACGGAGTTGCATTGGTTCTGCAACCTTCAACCACTTACTTAAAAATTTCTTAACCGGACTAACATCAACAATCTCACCCATAATCTCTTTTTCGGGTTCTTCTAGTGGTTTTTGTGGATTTTTAAGATTTCTGGGCTTTAATTGTATAAAAGGATGCTTTTCTGGGTCTCTAACAACTCTTTGAAAATCTTTAGTAAACCCTTGTGCTTTTACTAGATGGGGTTCCAATCTTCCTGTTTCGTGAATTGGAAACATCACAATAGTATCTATTTCATCAGAGTACAAGACTTCTCCGACTTTCCCTTTGGGAACTCGTACAGGTTCGTTTATCTCTGATCCGGGAGGACCACTCTTACCGGGGTTTTTTGTTGGTTCTGTGGGATGCCTTGATGGATCATATTCCATCACTCTGCCAAAAACATCCGTGCGTGTTTTGACAATATCCCCGTTTTTAAATGCACTCATCTCTTATATTAAGTCAAAGTCCTCCAATAAAAATGAGGCCCCCGAAGAGACCTCATTCTTAAAACTATATTTAATTTTTATTTAATTATTGGGAGTGAGTGGAGGAGTGATGTTTGTGTCAGAAATGACAGGATCATCCTCAAATGTAGCAATACTGTCTCCCACATCAGCAGTCACTGCTGCTGGGTTGGCATAAGCAATGTTAGTTACAAGATTAACCTTCTGCTTTGCGAAGAACACGCGAGAAGCACCAACAATTGCCTGAGCAACAGCAGAAACAATACCTGCGGCTGTCGCTAGCCAAAAACCGTACTTGTCTGAGACTGAAGCAGGAAGACTACCCGTTAGAGTGGTCAAAAATGCTGCAATAGCAAACAATCCAGAAGTTACGGCAGTCACGATACCAGTAATAGTTACTGGACCCCAACCAACATTTACATCTGTGTTCATTAAATCTCCTAGTTAATATTAACTTGCCTTCTTGCGGAAACGGCGTAAACCGTGTCCAAGTCTCTTTTCAAGAGACTTTTGTGCTGCGTTTCTAATCTCAACTGTACCAAATGGACCATAATATCTCAAGTTACCAATTAAGATAAAGTATCGCTTATTCTTTCCCTCGCCGCGACTTACTGGACGAGGACGAAGTTGACGATACTCTGGATTGTTCTTTAGCAACTCTAGAGTCTTATCTCTAGCAGCCTTAGACTTCCAGCGGGCAACCTTACCATTAACAGTTAGAAGTTGAGGACGAGCCTGAGTGTCTTCAAGCCAATATTCCCACTTAACTGGATTGGGAACATCTTCCTTAATTGCAGGAGGAATAATAATTGTTGCTCCCGCAATTGGACGACGACCAGTGGCTACCATATTGAATTTATTACCCTCAATTGTAGAAACTGTTCCATCATCGTTGTGCTTAGTAATAATGGCAACATGAATGCCACAATTTACCCAAAGCGAACCGGGAGGAATCGTACTACTACCATCCCATTTATACTTTTTACCATTTACACAAATTTGGGAAGTTGCTGGGTGATTAATACCAGCGTCGTCTACCCCCGCCTCTGCATACATTGCATCTGAGTACATCCCACACCAAGGTTGTCCAGACATTCCCCACCGGGCTTCCCAGCGATCAATATCGGGACCACGATTTGAGCCTAACGGTTGCTCTTTTACCCCAAGGTACTCAAAAGCCTTCTTTACTACCTTTTCACCTTTTGTCATATACCTTTTCCTTTACAATATATTGGGCAACATAGCCCCAATAAATGCACCTACTAATGGTCCTATAATAGCAGCAGTAATTGCAATTGTCAAACTGCGCGTATGCCGCCTATCTTCTTTACTCTCAACCAGTTCCCGATCCATACTCTTTTCTGTTTGAGACAGTTGGAACTTTAATTGATCAATTTGTAACGCTTGAATTTCATTTTTCAAACTCTCCACTTGGACTCCCAACTGACTAAACTTCTCGTCTATAGATTTAGATAGATCACCAAACGCATCCCTACTTTCCTGTCTAAAGTCTTCAAATTCTCTATAATTAACAAAATTTGAATCTTCAGGAGAGAGTGTTATGGGGAAACTGCTTGACATTTTAAATCCTTTTCCATTTTGTTGTTCTTATTCCGGGTTGTGGAGTATTGTACGTTTCCATTCCCGGAAGTGTAAGTTGTGTTCCCGGATCTTGCGGAACGCCAACTTCAGGGGCTTGCTGTTGCATAACTTCATAATTAGGCATAGGTGCTGGAGGCAATTGCTTTCTCTGTTTAAAAAGAGTCATTTGTGGATCTGAAGTAAAAGGCTCACTCCATGATTGCCACATAGCAGCCATAATGTGAGAACAAGGACGACCTTCAAGTTTTTTCCATTGCCTTGTTCTTTGCCAAGCATACTTACCCCAATCACAACCGCATTCCCAACCACTTTTTCTAATGTTATTTATACCATCTCTGTAGATGATAATGTCATAAGTACCATTATCACCCTCAACTTGACCCTGCACAACATTCACTTCATTGACTGTTAGAAGAACACGCCCTTCGTCTTTCAGTCTTTTTGCTTTCGTAACAATATCAGCCCAAGCGGCTTCCTTAACTAAGGATAAAGCCTCTTTAACTGTTTTTGCTTGCTTGACAATTTCTAATTCAGACATATTAGTATTTCATTGCGTTAACATCATAATTTTCCTGCAAATGCTCAGGATTTGGATCATCTTCATCACGATCTATTGGATATTCATGAGCAATATCCGGTTGTGTATTAATTACCCTGCCGGAACCAAAGTCATAAAAGGCTATTTGCTGCTCATTCTGAGCGAGCCTTAAAGCATCCATTTCGTTTGGAACAATTCTTACCAAGTCTAGGTACACTAAACCTTTACCATTTTTGGTGTCATTCCATGATCCGATCTTCACATCTGGATTCTTAGATAAAAATTTTGCATGTTCATTTTTAAATCTTTTCACATCATCTTCATCAAAATGTCTAATATCAATAGCAGTCCCGTGATCATTCAGTCCGACGCCAAAATCTTCCCCATCGAATCCTGAAAAATCAGAGTTCCAAGTGAAGCCTTGACCCTCTTTAAAAGTCTTACTCATTCCAGTATGAAAATCTGGATGCAGCGCGGCAAACTTATTTTTTGATGATATTTTATTTGCATATAGAGTATTCACGATATTCAACAATTCTTGGCGATTATTTAAGGAAGGATGTTCAATGACTAAATCCATCAACTTTTTAATTACTTCTCCAACTTGTGGGCCAGCCGATATACCCAATACCTTGATAATATCATTTCCATTTATTGCAAGATCTTTTGGAGAAAAAACTGTTTGCGATGCTGTTTCGTTATCAACAAGATTTCTCATTTTGTCAACCATCATTCGTGTTGCTTGTTCATTTCCCTTACCCATATGATCTGCCTCTCTAAGATTGAGCAGATCGTTAGCAACTTCTGAGGAACCCGAATTATTAAGAAATTTTCTAGCGCCCTTTGGAGAATTAAAAGTAGGAAACATATGGTTGTTAATTAAATGTTTAACTCTAGAAATTCTATTTGCTGGATATCGCAGTTTTGACAAAATTCCTTCTGCCATTTCTGCACCAACTTCATCATGATTAGCACCCTGTCCTTGCTCTCCCTTATAAAAATGTCCGACTCCGTTTTCATCTTCCCACATAGAAGATGGCTTGCCAATATCGTGCAGCAAAGCCGCCATACGAACATCTGTATCGTTAGTCAAGCCTGAAACGTTTTTCAATACATTCATAAGGTGAGTGCCAAGATCATGTTTATGGTAAGGATTTTTCTGATCAAAGCCAAACGTAGTATGCACTTCTGGCAAGAAATGCTTTAGCACACCAGTTTCTTGTCCAAGTTTAATTGCTTCTGATGGATAGTTACCTGAAAGTATTTTCTCTAATTCCTGTCCAATAGTTTCCATTGGAGTATTTTTTAAATATGGGCCATGTAGCCTCATTTGCTCTCTTGTCTCTTCATCAGGCTGAAGACCATGCTTGCTCAATGCAGTTAACGCTCTCATTGTGCGAGAAGAATCATCTCGGAAAGAATTGGGGTGAACAGTTTTTAAAACGCCATTTTCAATATCTTTTAGACCGTCAAAGGGGTCAACAACTTTTCCAGTTTTTGCATTAACTGCAATTGCGTTAGCAGTAAAATCTCTTCTCTCTAAATCTTTCTCTACTGGAATAGATGAATCTGATTTTATTTGCCAATCTTTGTTACCTTCTCCAGTTTTTACTTCAATTCTAGGCAAAGCAATCTCTACTTCACTGCCTCCGTAATTAAATCTATAAACGGGAAATTGTTTGCCTGTTAGGGATAATTTTGCTTTTGGAACGCCTTTCAATACAGATTCTATGGTATCGCCGTTTACCTTAGCCATTAAATCAATATCTTTAGGCCTTTTACCGAGAACCACATCTCTTGGCGCTCCTCCAACTACATAAACTTCCCCAAAAGGAGAGAGACTGTCAACCGCCATCTTTGCAGCAGGATCATCATTTACTAATCTTAAAATATTTTCTGATAAATTCATCAAGCAATCCTCTGGCCAATGTTTCTTAATCTGTCAAAAGTTCCATTATTGTCAAGAAATTTATAGATTATATTACCTTCACTGTAATCGCCATAAATTACTTGATCTTCTTTTCTTCTTTGATGAGCAACTTTATACATTGCTTTTGCATCATCGTACTTATTAGCATCTATTAGTGAATTTATTTTATCTGAGAATTGAATTCCCGTTGCAATCCAGTCGGGCTTCTCTTCACTAACGTCAACAGCCTTTGAACGGTCTGGTTTGACAACCCAATCATCTTTTTGAAAGTCCCATGCTGCTCTCATGCCGAGAGAGAACAAGTCATAAATATCTATCCCGTAAGGCTGAACAAAATGTTGATAGCGATGAAGAGTTCTTGGGAAAAATGTTCCATCTAGGGAGTTAACGACAACAGAAATAAGATCTGCGCGATCCTCTTCGTTGAAATCTTCAAGATTACAAACAATAGATATATCAACATCTGATGTTTCAGAATACTGATATGTGCATAAAGAACCTGTTAAATAATAATCAAACGCATGTTTATTAAATCCATGTTGACGAAAGACTTCTCCAACGTGATCTAAGTGATAGTCAAAGAAATCTTTTTTAGGATTGATTCCGTTAAAAACATCTTGGTCAAGAGTTGGACGAATAGGATCTAATATGTTCGATTCTTTAACCTTCATTTAAAAAATATCTTCCGGGTTTGGTGATTCTTTATATTTTTGTTGCCAGTCTACTCCATGTACCCGACGCTCCGGGGCGCGAGATAAGTGGTATGGATCTGGGTGAAATCCATTAAAGTCAAAAGGTAAGTTTTCTACAAGAGGAACGGCTCCTTCAGTTGAGCGACTAAAACTACCAATTTGATGAGGCAACATATAAACATCTGCTTTATTATCATCATACCTTAGAGTAATTCCAATCATAGATGGAGAATATTTACTCCATAATTTCTGATCAGAAAGTTTATCAATAGCGGATTGCTTAGAAGATTTCGCTCCATAGCCAGTTAGGCTATAGCGGAACGGTCTTGCATTGTGAGAAGAAGCCGCTTTGATTTCTGCTCCAAATGGCTGTGGACCATTCCCAACATCATAACTAAATAACATATCTATTGGATGTTTTGGATGATCAACATCATGATCATCATCGTGAATTCTTGTCAACCCCGGAATCTTAGCATTCTTAACAATTAGTTCTCCAAGGTCTCCAACTAGATCTTTACGTTTTTTCATCATATCTGGATCTTCTTCAGGATGAATATGACCGGGAGAATTCATATATTGACCAAATATAGGATACTGATCAAAGTCTAATCTTTCTATATGTTTTTTAGGAATAACAAGTCTGCTAGCAGCAGTTACCATTTTATCTGCAATATAAACATCGGCAGCAGTGATGGTCTTGTCGGGGTAAGTGGAGTTCCATAGTCTTGTAAAATAATCAATATTTGCGGGGGCTGTAAGATTATCTTGATGCAAGACTACTCTCCATCCACCATCGGTTTGATGGATTTCTCCAGAGATATATTCATCTTCTGGCCCTGCGATATCGTAGTTATCTGTAATCAAGATAAGATCGTTTTTTATGTCCCACAATAACGGCTTCATGGCTTTCATTTTTCTATCTCTAACAAACTTTCATAATATCCGGTAAAAAATGAAGATGCAAAGTAATACATCTCTTTTTGTTCAATCTTGTTTTCAATTGCTGAATCCCAAAACTTTTCCATTGCATCTCCGAAAGAGCGATCAATTTTTTGTATATAATCTCTCTTTTTCTTATGCCCTAGTCCGTCAATTACTCTATCAACTGACCTAAGCCATGCCGCTCCGATTATGGTGTCCATATTGTACATGGAACCACCCCCAGAAGGCAAAATAAGTGCTACACTACAGATTAAGGAGTAGTAATTAAGAGTTACTTAGTAGATATAGAAAGGACACATACTGTTGGTAGAGTTACCTATAGAACTTACAAAAGATGTAAGTCTAATGTTAGAAAAAGCACATAATGGAGATGCTGGGTTTGATCTTTTGGCAACAGAAGAAATTGATCTAATTCCGGGCGAAGTATGCGTAGTTTCTACAGGAATGGCAATGGCTATACCCGAGGGATATTGTGGATTGGTATTGCCAAGATCATCTATGGGAAAAAGTGGAATCATTATTCCAAATGCGCCGGGTCTTATTGATTCCGGTTATCGTGGAGAAGTAAAAGTTCTACTCTTGAATCTGGCGAAAGAAAACTATAGAGTCTATATAGACAACAAGATCGCCCAACTCGTTATCGTAAAGTACGAAAACGTAAATGCAATAGAAGTTCCGAAATTGCCGGAATCTCATGACGGCAGAGGTGTCGGCGGGTTCGGGTCTTCTGGAAAATAAGATCTTAAAACAAACGAATTACAAGACATTAAAGATTACTTTCGTCTGATTTGTAAAAGGAGTTAGAATGGTAGAGATGCAGAGTGAAGAAAAGTTTGAGCCGTCAGGATTGGGAGCAATTATCTTTAGAGAAAGATATGCTCGTAATGAAGAAGAGAGTTGGGAAGAGGCCTGCGAAAGAGTTGCGCGTCATATTGCAGACGCAGAGACTAATGGAAAGGTCAACAAGTATGCCGAGAAGTTCTATCAAGAACTTGTTTCAAATAGATTTATGCCCGGTGGTCGTATCTGGTATGGTGCCGGTCGCCCCAAGGGACAGTTGCTTAATTGTTTTGTTATCCCAGTAGATGATTCCCGCGAGGGTTGGGGAAAGATGCTTTATGACACCACAGTTATTTCTGGTCTCGGTGGAGGCATTGGTGCAAATTATTCAAAGCCCCGCCCCCGTGGTTTTGCAATCAAGGGTACTGGTGGAGTTTCAACTGGTGCAGTTTCTGCTATGAAGATGCAGGATGGAATCGCTAATGAACTTCGTCAGGGTGGTGGTCGTCGTGCTGCACTAATGCAGTGTCTTAATATTAATCACCCCGACCTTGAAGAATTTCTCCACGTTAAGTTGGATCGTAAAGAACTTGAGAATGCAAATATTTCTGTTGTTATAAATATGCCAACTGACGAATTCGTAAGACTTGTCAAAGAAGATGGGGATATTATTCTAGAGTTTAACGGACTGCCTACAGGCGAAACGCTTAAGGCAAAAGAAGTTTGGGAGACTCTAGTAACCAATGCTTGGAATTCAGGTGAGCCGGGAGTTCTTAATGGACACCTAGCCAACAAGATGAACAACATTTATTATTACGAAGAACTTATTTCTACAAACCCTTGTGGAGAAATTTGGCTCGGAGCATATGATTGCTGCGATCTTGGTTCGCTAGTTCTTCCACGCTTTGTAAAGGATGGAGAGTTTGATTGGGATGGGTTTGATGAATCAATTCGCCTTGCTGTTCGTTTCCTTGACAATGTTCTTGATGTAAATCATTTTCCACTTCCTGAGATTCAAGAGAAGTGCCACATGAACCGTCGCCTAGGTGCTGGTGTCATGGGCCTTCACACAATGCTTCTAAAGTTGGGTCTTCGTTATGATTCTGAAGAGGGTTTTGCTTTTGTAGATAAATTGCTTGAGTTTTACAAGAATACTGCTTATGATGCTTCGGCAACTCTTGCCGCAGAGAAGGGGCCTTTCCCCGGTTTTGATCGGGATAAGTATCTTCAGGGTGGGTTTGCCAAGACGCTTAAGCGTGGTATTCGTAATAAGATCAGGGCAAATGGTCTTCGCAATTGCGCTCTTATGACAATTGCTCCAACAGGAACAACTTCTATGGTATCTGGAGTAACCAGCGGTATTGAGCCTCTATTTGCTCCTGTATATTGGCGTCGTTATCGTGTTAGCGATGAAAAGGGTCGTGACCAGAAGAAGCAGGAACTTGTTATTACAGACGAATACAAAGAGTTTGGTGACATTGCTGTTGGTGCCTATGACATTCCTGTAGAAGCACATTTTGAAATGCAAAAAACTGTACAAACGCATATTGACAACGCTGTGTCTAAGACTATTAATCTTCCAAAGGAGTATCCGCTAGATAATCTCAGTGATCTTTGGTTAAAGTACCTTGATTCATGCAAGGGAAGCACCATCTATCGTCAAGGTTCTCGCGGAGAAGAACCTCTGGAACACATTCCTGTTGCTGAGGCTAAGAAGATTATTGAAGAGCAAGGTATTGTTATTGAAGGATCTAACTTTGCCGAACTCAATTCTCTTGAATGTGTTGGTGGAGTCTGTGATATTCCAACTTCTGAGGAAATTTTAGCCAAAGCATAGTTGACAATTCTATCCGCTGTTGATAGATTGAAAGTATGGGGCCGGGGGTTTGCTTGTCTCCTTTACCTCGGCCCCATTTCTTTCGGGAGTAGTTCAGCGGTAGAACGAACGGCTGTTAACCGTTATGTCGCAGGTTCGATCCCTGCCTCCCGAGTAGGCGGCTATAGTTTAGAGGTAGAACACTGGCCTTCCAAGCCATTAGCGCGGGTTCGATTCCCGCTAGCCGCTTGTAATAAAAACAAAAACAGGAGGTACACTTTGATTAATGAGCGTAAGAAGAACACCAGTCTTGCTAAGGGGCACGCAGAGGTGCTTCACCCTAACAAGTCTGAGCAAGATCGTATGCCTTCGGCAGATCGTCCCCGAGTTAAGAAAGCCCAGCAGTGGCTTGATTATATGCAGAAGGAGAGACCAAGCGGCATTGGCCTAAACGGTTAAACTGCTTCTCGGTGTAACTCAGTGGATAGAGTGACGGACTTCTAATCCGTAGGTCGCAGGTTCGAATCCTGCCACCGAGGTACATGGGCGAGTAACTCAGCGGTTAGAGTGCCTGCTTTACACGCAGGAGGTCGGGGGTTCAAATCCCTCCTTGCCCATTAGAGGAAAACTTATGACTAGAAAACAAAAAAAACCAGAAGGTCCATACGAAATAGAAGAGTTTATAGAACTGTTAGACAATATAGATTCATATTGTGAATGCGAAGCAGAGCATATAGATTTTTGTATATGTAAAAATGGCGAATTTGATGATGAGGAATGATATGAGCGGGCACCCTGAAGAACTTGTAGAACTTTCAGAGGATCTTCCGGGCGGATATTTAGGAGACAAATAGTTTAACGGAGTGTGGTGGAATTGGTAGACACAGCAGACTCAAAATCTGCCGGGGGAAACTCCGTGGGGGTTCAAGTCCCTCCACTCCGATGCTGGCCCATCGTTCAATGGTAAGGACACGACTCTTATAAAGTCGCAATCTGGGTTCGATTCCCAGTGGGCCGATTCTCATATCATAGATGGTTAGAAAGGGAAGACACAAGCAGTAAAAATAAGCAGTATTCAGATATGAGAGCGTAACCACTCATCTGAGAGTTTGAGATGAGCAGATAAGTTCTAACCTAATCCACAACAAAAGGTAAGTATGTTTAAACATATCACAATTGCAGCGGTGGCAATCGCTTCCGCTATCGGAGTTTCTGGTTCGCTTCAGGCAGCAGATAAAGTAACCAGTGGAGCGGGCGTGCAGATAAAGCATGAAAAAATCTCTTATGATAAGCGAGTTCCTTGTTATCGTCATGAAGGAAACAATAAGAAGAAGTGTCTTACAGAGTACAAGCAGCAACGTAAGCGCGACTCTCTTAAGTATCCTCCCAACCCAACTCGCGCAGATGTTGCAAAGCGAGTCCCCGATTGGCAAGGATTTGTACGCTTAGGGAGATGTGAACAGCCGGGTTATTCTAAGTATGGTGACGGTGTAAATTGGTCACATTCTGGACCCACATGGGGTGGTGGTTTAGGCATTTACAGATCCACATGGTTTATGGCTAATTCACCCTACGAACTCTGGTCTGGAGATAAGTGGGAAACGATTCTTGTGGCTGACTCAATTCGTGATCAAGTAGGTATCACGGCTTGGGGCGCACATGCTTGTTTCTATGGCTAGGAAAAGTTAGCATGGTCTAAGGCTGTCTTTGCTATACTATAAAGACAGCGGGGATGTGGCGGAATTGGCAGACGCAGAGGACTTAAAATCCTTGGCCTTCGGGCTTGTGGGTTCGACTCCCACCTTCCCTATGAGGTAAAAAATAGTGCAATTTTATTCTTATTTGCGGCAAATAATTACCAAGGATTGGACAAAATGGTTGAAAATACCGTGAGTGAAGATCAATATCAAAGTCAGTTCGATAACCCAATGGACGAATACGAACGGGCAAAATCAGATTATCTATACATTAGTAGGCATTATCCAAATTACTATGCTGTGAGTGGATATATTGAGGCCGAAAACCGCGCTTGGGAAAGATTTGAAAGAGCATATCGCGCTCTACAAGAACTTGACGATTAGCCTTACTACTGATAGTCTACAAATATAAGCGCTCGGGGCGTTCGTTTAGTGGTTAGGACACCGGGCTTTCATCCCGGCAACGCGGGTTCGATTCCCGCACGCCCTACTTAATATAAGGAGTAAGAATGGCACGCGCAAAGCATCGTTGGAAGCACGCTCAAAATCAGATGGTTGCTCTTGTTAATAGAGTAGAGAGACAGCGTAAGCATCAAGAAATGCTTGAAGAGCATCGTAATATTAAGAAGTCAGGTCTTCGGGCTAAGACTCAATCTGAAACAGAAGATTAAGTTTTATTCCGGGATCGTCTAATGGTAGGACAAAGGGCTTTGAACCCTTGAATCTAGGTTCGAATCCTAGTCCCGGATTTTATCTTCTTTGCTCCGCATTAAAGAGTGGAGAAGATAATGAATATATTTTGGGCTTCATGGGTGCTTGCATCTCTCAGCATATTCGGAATGTGGTTTGTTGGCTCATTTAAGATATGGGCTTGGATCTATATGTGTTGTCTAGAAGTGTGTTGGGCAACCTATGGTATACTTACCAAACAATACGGTTTTATCTTAGGAGCAGTTGGATATATGACTGTCTACCTGATAAACTTCAATAGATGGAAAAATAAATAAGGCTCTATGGCGTAACGGCAGCGTAGGGGACTTTTAATCCTTCAGGTCTAGGTTCGAATCCTAGTGGAGCCACTATGGATAATCAGCAAATACTATACGCAATAGAAAAATATCCCGGAAGTCTTTTAGAATCTATTAATGTAATATGTGATATTTATTCAATAGACGAAAGTAGGGCTTATGCTATAGTTCAGAATGAACATGGCCCGCTTTATGATAATGTTCCATTATTAAAATAAAAATAAAAAGGAGGCTGTACTTTGAATGCGGCTCTTGATAATCGTAATGTAATTGATCATTACAAGTATTGGAATGAAGATGCAATCCGTGCATCGCTTGATATTAAGCGCTTCCCCCTTATTGTGGTGTGTGAGAATTTTGATAAGGACTTCAATATTTCAACTGTGGTGCGTAACTGTAATGCTTTTACGGGCAAAGAAATCTGGATCGTAGGAAATAAGCGATGGGACCGACGCGGCGCTGTGGGCACTCATAACTATGAGCATGTAAAGCACGCAGCAAATGTTGCTGAGGTTGTCCTTCAGTATCCTGATTATCGGGTCGTGGTGTGTGAGGCTTACCCAGAGGCTAAGGATATCCGCACTTATGACTGGCAGGAAAAGAGTATTCTAGTTCTTGGTCAGGAAAGCATTCGTGTAACCGACGAGACTCTTGCAATTGCGAATGATGTTGTGTATATTCCTCAGTATGGAAGCACGCGCTCTCTTAATGTTGGTTGCGCTTCTGCTATTGCAATGTATTCTTATATTCAGAAGTTTGGAGGTTAATTATGGCTAATAAAATTGAAGAATTTCTTGCTGTAACTGAAACTATGGCAGAGCGATCCACCCTTAAGCGTTTTCAGGTTGGTGCCCTCATCCACAAGGATGGAGAGATTAGTACCGGCTGGGCACATATGTCCGATCTTAAGTTGAAGAATTATATTTCTATTCATGCTGAAATGCACGCACTTTGGCGGGCGAATCCCAAGGCTCTAGAAAACGCTGATTGTTTTATTGTTACACTCTCTGCCAAGAGTAAGAATCGCACTAGCGGAAAGCCTTGCGAGACTTGTATGGCTCACCTTTACGATGCTGGAATTCGTAAGGTATACTATTCAGAGAGTAATGATGAGTATGGCGTTATTGATTTTCGTGATGGGTTTCCTAAGATTGAAATGATTAAAACCCGAACTTTAAATGACTGGACAAATAACTAATGTATGATTATCTTGTTGTTGGAGCAGGTTTATTTGGCGCAACGTTTTCTCGTTTAATGACGGACGTTGGAAAACGTTGTATGGTTATTGATAAAAGAAAGCATATTGGTGGAAATGTTTATACTGAAAATATTAACGGCATTGATGTTCATAAGTATGGTCCTCATATCTTTCATACGTCCAACGATGAAATTTGGGACTTCGTAAATAAATTTACTAAATTTAATTCTTACACTCATAGAGTTAAGGCGTTTAATAATGGAAAGTTTTACACGCTTCCTTTTAATTTAAAAACTTTTAATGAGATTTCAAACATTAGAAGTGTAGAACAGTTAAGAGGAATGATAGATTTTTGGAATAAAGAACCAAGTTCTAAAGATAATCTAGAGTCTTGGGCAAAGTCTCAAGTCGGCAAAGAAGTATATAACATTTTAATTAAGGGTTACACAGAGAAACAGTGGGGAAAGTCTGCGGCAGAACTCCCCTCGTCTATCATCAAGAGGCTACCAATTAGATTTAATTTTGAAGATAATTATTTTAACGATAAGTACCAAGGTATACCAATTAATGGTTATACTCAAATGATAAGAAATCTTCTAGATGGAATCCCAGTTCTCTTAAATACTTCTTATGATCATGAATTGTCTAAGCAAGCAAAAAAAGTTGTTTACACTGGTCCAATAGACGAATTCTTTTTTCATGAGTTTGGTAAATTAGAATATCGTTCTTTAGATTTTCTTGAAGAAGAATATCCAACAAATATATATCAGGGATGCGCTCAAATTAATTACACAAATTCAGCAGTTCCTTATACTAGAATTATTGAACATAAACATTTCAATCCCGAAAGAAGAGACAAGCAAGAGTTTACAGTAATCACCCGAGAATATCCCGTAAAAACTGGCGATCCCTACTACCCAATTAATGATGATGTAAATAATTCTCTATATAAAAAATATAGAGAAAAGGCAAAAGAGCAAAGGCCAGATGTGATCTTTGCCGGTCGCCTTGGTAATTATCAATATTACGATATGCATCAAGTAATTGGACAAGCAATGAAAGTCGCCAAAGATGAGCAAAGAATATAAATTAGTTGTTGTTACTCCAGCAGGGCGTAAAAGATATATGGAAGTTCTTCTACCTTATATTTTAAGAGAGAAAGATTTTATTGATGAATATAGGATTTGGGTTAATACAAAAGATCCTGAAGATATAAAATATTTTGAAGAATTAGAAAATAAATATCCGGGTTTCGTTACTCTTGACAGGAGTGCGGATAATGAAAGACGCAAGGGTAACAGTGAAGCAATACACCGTTTCTTTAAAAACACAATAGATGTAGATACTATCTACATAAGACTAGATGATGACATTATCTGGTTAGACAATAATTTCTTTAAAAAAATATATAAGTTTAGGGTAGAGAATCCAGAACCTTTTCTAATATTTGGAAATATTATTAATAATGCAATTTGCGATCATATACATCAGAAAGAAGGAATATACGAACAAACTCCGCTTTTTGGCTATGATTGTCTAGACGAAAACGGATGGAAAAATCCACAACTAGCAGAAATGAAGCATCGAACTTTTCTAACAAACTATGCTAACAATGACATAGATAAATACAAGTTTAATAGGTGGATTGCAAATGACTATGAAAGAATTTCAATAAATGCAATTTGTTGGTTTGGAAAAGAACTAAAAAAAATTAATGGAAATGTTGCAATTGCTGAAGAAGAGTTTTTATCTAAAGATTATCCAAGACAAATTTCTGCTCCAAACTGTATTTATGGAGATGCATTGTGTGTTCATTTTTCTTTTTATACCCAGCGAGAACATCTAGATCAAACCGATATACTAGAGTTGTATCAACAATTATTTGATAAAAAAGATAATTATTTAAAAACTGATGAAGATAATTATTTTTTAGACATTGAAAGTATTACAAAAAAAACACAATCACCGATTATTATTATTGTTAATGGAACAGTAAAAATTATTAATTCGAACAATTAAATAATGGTTACTTGGGGATGAACTAGTTTCGACCTATAGAAAAGCCAAACTAATCAGCGGTTAGTCACCTATAACTCCTGCTTGGATAAGTAAATAAAATATAAATGGCAACGTAGAAGAAGTCATTGTTCCAGACACCTTCCCCGCTGAATGGGTGGAGATGGCTGGAGTAGTCGCCTAGTCTACCACTACTAGGTAACTTGTAGTAACAAACAAAATGTAGTACAATAGGCTGTATAAGTTAGTTTGAGGGATCTATATGGGACTGCGGGGCAGTACCGCACATCTCCATACATCGCGGAGTAGAGAAGTGGCCCATCTCGTCGGCTTCATGCGTCGAAAATCGCAGGTTCGAATCCTGCCTCCGCTATTATGTTACATATCAACTCACATATTGAAATTAAGAAGGCCCGCCAAAAGCGGGCCTTTCTTTTTGAGTTAGTAACGCTAGTTGCAAAGGGGGTGACTATATAAACATGATTGGTCAATTTGTAATTATCTATAGTGCGGCATTGCTTGACTTACTGTATGGTGCTATTGCTATAATAGATAGAGATAAGGAGAGATAAATGGAAATTTGGATTAGAGACAGTGAAAGTTGTGCGTTATTGTATCGCGTACACGAAGAAGAGCGTACAATGTTTAAAGAATTTGCGTTTGATTTTTATCAACACTCACCGTTAGGGTGGGTTAAGGTCGGAAAGACATATACTTCTTCCAATAAGAAGATTGCAATAGAGAAACTATCTAGGATGAATTATCGAAAGGATCCAAATCAGAAGGATCTATATCCAGTTGGGGATCTTCTTTCGCTGTAAGTAGTTCTAATATACTCTCGGCTTCATCATCTACCTCTCTCATTATGGCTAGGATATTCTCCAAGCAATAATCTACTTGATCGTATGATGGATTGCCAATAGATAAGTGCATTATTTTTTCGCACCACTCTAAGGACTCTTTTACATGATATCTATCAGAGAGTTCTTTTTTTATGCAATGTGGAGGACGTACCCCAATAAAGAATGCGTGCGTTATTTCTTGAGATGCAAGATAGTCATCAAGGCTATCAGTTTGCATCTCTTGTGATTTTTCTGTTGCAAAAGAAGAAACGAGTACTTTTCCTTTGCCCTTTGGCTCAATAAGAAAAATACCCGTTTTATCTTCTATATTTAATATATGTTCTTGTATTTCTTGAAAAGAACCGTATTGTATGATCACTATTATATTATATCAAATTATGAACTTACATAGTTTGAAGTATATATTTGACCTGTCTGTGGAGAGGAGACAGCCCTTGATCCTGCTACTAATTTACCCCCATCTGCTGATGAGGCTACTCCATACCATTGCCTAATAGATTCTCTAACAGTCCACGTTACTCCTGAGTCTGTTGAAGTGTAGATTCGACCTCCATTTACACCTGCTACAAGTTTTGTTCCATCTGAGGATGAGGCAACTGATTGCCAATTTCTAACAGAATCTCTAGGAATCCACGTTACTCCTGAGTCTGTTGAAGTGTAGATTTGACCCCCAAACACAACTGCTACAAGTTTTGTTCCATCTGAGGATGAGGCAACTGCCCACCAACCCCTAGCAGAGTCTCTAGCAGTCCACGAAACTCCTGAGTTTGTTGAAGTGTAGATTTGACCCTCATACACAACTGCTACAAGTTTTGTTCCATCCGAGGATGAGGCAACTGATTGCCAATCCCTACCAGAGTCTCTAGCAGTCCACGAAAGTCCTGAGTTTGTTGAAGTGTAGATTTGACCTCCTATTACACCTGCAACAAGTTTTGTTCCATCTGCTGAAGAGGCTACTCCCCGCCAATCCCTAATAGATTCTCTAGCGGTCCAGTTAACCCCTGAATCTGTTGAGGTGTAGATTTGACCGCTTTCAACAACTGCTACTAATTTTGTTCCATCTGAGGAAGAGGCTACTGACGACCAATTTCTATTTGAATCTCTAGCAGTCCACGTTACTCCAGAATCTGTAGAAGTATATATAAAACCACTCTGTACTACTGCTACTAATTTTGTTCCATCTGAGGAAGAGGCTACTGACGACCAATTTCTATTTGAATCTCTAGCAGTCCAAGTCAATCCAATTCTTTTCATTTTATTAGCATTAGAGATGTTACCAATATTAAGCATTAAGCCAAGTCTCCTGTTAATAACCATTCATTATTATCTAATTTAATAATTGTTGCAACTGAATATTGAGTTCTTAAAGACGCGCTAGGAGTTGAATTTAAAGTAACCGTTCCATTAACAATGGCAGATGACATTCCACTTATGGTAATTTGACCAATGCCAAGTTGAGCAATATGAACAGATTCTCCAATTGCAAAAGTCCCTCCAGTAGTTACTGGATCGGCAGGAATAATAACAGTTCCCGCTGTTCCTCCATTGATAAGCAAAAAACTTTTAGCATCTGAATATGAAATTTTATAGGTTGTGCCAGCGACAGAAGTGCCCAAATTATTTATTGGAGTAAGAGTTAGATCTTCTATAGTAGAATTAACCGTATTGAATGAAGATGTTACACTGTTAAAGGAAGCATCAGCCACAGTTCCTTGAGTGTAAATGTGAGTAGTATTATCTCTAACGTTAATATTCCAGAATTCTGGAGTCATCTTGGTTCCAGTTACTGCTGTTGCTGGTGTTGTGTAAGCCATTATGCTAAGTCTCCAAATAGTAGCCAATTCTCATTATCTATTTTCAATACTGATGCCGCTGAATATTGAGTTCTTAATTTATTAGAGGGGGTAGTAAATAATGAATCTGTAAAGGTATAAATTTGACCGTTATTGACAACTGCTACAAGTTTAGTTCCGTCAGAGGAGGAGGCTACTGACCTCCAGTTTCTATTAGATTCTCTTGCAATCCAGTTCACCCCTGAGTCTGTTGAAGTGTAGATTTGACTTCCAAAGCCACCTGCTACCAATTTAGTTCCATCTGAGGAGGAGGCTACTGAAATCCAACTCCGATTAGAATCTCTAGCGGTCCAGTTAACCCCTGAATCTGTTGAGGTGTAGATTCGACCCCCAAGCACAACTGCAACCAATTTAGTTCCATCTGCTGAGGAGGCTACTCCATACCAATCCCGATTAGAATCTCTAGCGGTCCAGTTAACCCCTGAATCTGTTGAGGTGTAGATTTGACCGGTTTCAACAACTGCTACAAGTTTTGTTCCGTCTGAGGAGGAGGCTACTGACAACCAATCCCGATTAGAATTTCTTGCAGTCCAACTAACTCCTGAGTTTGTTGAAGTGTAGATTTGACCCCCATACACAACTGCAACCAATTTAGTTCCATCTGCTGAGGAGGCAACTGCCCACCAATTCCTATTAGAATCCCTTGCAGTCCAATTCACTCCTGAATCTGTTGAAGTGTATATATGACCTCCATTATCAACCGCTACAAGTTTGGTTCCATCTGATGATGAGGCAACTGACAACCAATTTCTACTAGATTCTCTAGGGGTCCAATTAACTCCTGAATCTGTTGAGGTGTATATTTGATCTACAACAAGACCGCTAGGGCCAGCCGAAGGCCCACCACCAACCGCAACAAGTTTTGTTCCGTCTGATGAAGAGGCTACCGAATACCAATCTCTACCAGATTCTCTAGGAGTCCAGTTATTATAATTACTAGAAAATAAAACTGTTCCCGATCCTGTTTGAACAAAATCTACTTTTGTTCCTATAGGAACTGCTGTTCCTACGCTTATTAACACAGTCCCACTATTCGGGTTTACTTGATATATTTTATTTAAATCAGAACTAATAACAGTATAGTTAGATGTAATTGTTCCAATAGGTGAATAAATTATATTATTAATATAATTTTGAGAAGTAGAAATAGAGCCAGATAGGGCACTACTTGACGCGATGCGAGCCGTTCTTTGAGAATCTAAGTAAGACAAGTTATCTCTTACATTGCTGTTCCATAGTGCAGAAGTAATAACCGAACCCTCTACGGCAGTTGATGGAGTTATAAAAGGCATTATGCTAAGTCTCCTGTAAGTAGCCAATCTGTATTACTTAATTTAATAATAGACGCAGCAGAATGTTGAGTTCTTAATTGAGCAGAAGGAGTTGAATTTAAATTAGCCACTCCATCATCACTAAATAAAACAGTTCCAGATCCGGTTTGAACAAAATCTACTTTCGCTCCTATGGGGAATGCGGTTCCAACACTTACCGTTATTGTTCCACCGCTAGGATTTACTTTATAAAATTTATGCATATCAGCAGTTCCAATCGTATGGTTAGCAACAATAGTACCCATAGTTTGTGGATAGACGATACTTACACTACCAGAAAGAGTTGCAATGGGACCAGAAAAACTTGATATGCTTGATTGATAGTTAATTAATTGAGTATTTAAGTAAGAAATATTATCTCTGACTTGAGAGTTCCATTGGCTTGGAGGCAAGACGCTTCCAGACAAAACTGTTGATGGTGTAGTAAAACTCATTATCCTGCTCCAAATCTGCTTAGTTCACTAAATGTAGATTCATCAAAAACAATCCCCGGTGTCTCAAATTTGATGACTCTACCAATATTTGCATATTTAGGAATCAATTCATACCCAGAAATCCAAGCGTTTTTTGTATAGGCTTTTGCTCTGACTTTAAGATTGTTGTATTCAGAGATTGCAGCATTGTAGTGTTGTTTAATTGTGGCATCGTCAATAACTTTATTATATGCTATAATAGCATTAATCCAAGTAAATGGAGATTCAACGTCTAATTTCTTCACTTGACTAGATAGATCTGGGACTTGAGTAGGGGTAAGAGAGGTTGGCCCACTTACTCTAAATGGCCCCTCAATTGTCGGCAAGACACCTACAGCGGAAGATGCTGTTCCTCCAAGCAATTCCCCATCATAATAAAGTTTTATATTATTTGTGTCATATGTAAAACCTACATAGTGCCATTGTTTATCCTGAGTCCAGTCCGGGATATCAAACTCAAACGTAGAGGCACCAATGGTTACTCCAAGAGCAGTATTTCCACTATTAGAGTAAAGGGTGCCTAGGGCGTCAAAAGACCAGTCTGGGGATGCTGGAAGAGTAGTTCCATGCGCTCCCAAGTTGCAGTTTTCTTCCTTTTGATTAGAATAGAACCATGTAAAATAACTTATTGTTGTATTATTAAAGCCCGTAATTGTTGGTATTTCAATATACCCAGAATTATATAGAACAACAAAATAATCTCTATTTAAACTTTGAATACATTTTGGAATTTGATACTGTACTCCAGTTTGATAAGTGTCAATAGTTTGAGGCATAGAAACTGGATATGCGAATTTTGCTTCCGTTGTTCCCGAACCTTTTAATGAGGCTGGATTCTCTCCGTATGGAAATTGATTAGTTAAAAATGCTTCTGTATTTGTTGTTCCATTTAATTCATACTGAATGTCAATTAAATCGTCAAAGTTATATAAAATTTTAGGTTCTTCTTTAACAACTAAAGAATAAAAGTTGTCGGATGGAAAGTTTACACTCTTATATGGACTAGAAAGTGCAGTTAAGAATGGTAAGTAAGTTCTTCCATCATTGTTAGAAACTTCCCACTCAACAGATTCAGTAGTCAAACTGGGATCTTCAATCCAATAACTGGCAGAATTTTCAATATCTCCAAAATGACCAAACTCAAATAACAATTCATCGTTATATAAAATATTAGAAATTAAAGGAATCTCTATTTCGTTCCATTTATTCGGTACAATTCCTTTTATATCTTGAATAAACGCCAACCTTCTTCTGCTTTTATCCCAAAATGCTACTTTGAAATTACCACTCATCATTTCTTCTTCAAATCTAAGTTTAACTTTGAAGATACATTTTGAAAAATTAGGAATAGTAATTACATCACGATATTGCAAAGATGCGATTGTGGCGTTTGGACTTTTTGTAACTTTAATAGATTCATTTTCATAGATAGTTCTAGTATCTGTTACTACAGTAACATCTGTATTTAGATTTCCTGTTTCTTTAATACCTATTCTAAAGTTATCTGTATTGGATACTTTTTCAAATCCCTGCTGTCCAACAAATAATAATTCTGTATCTGATATCGCTGTGGGAAATAGAGTTGCTGCCTCAACGGGAAGGTTAGATTGAAAAGTTTCTGACTCGTATTCGGCTAAAACAACGTCTTGAGAATAAACATAATCTAAATAAAATTGACCAGACGTAGGCTTAAATTCATATCCTGCATAACCCTCTCCAGCAATATATCCAGCCGTGTCTATTTGGCCTTTAAGCCAAGTGTCGGAAATTTCAATTTTTCCAGTTTCTATTACAATATCTTCAATGAAGTGTTCTTCTCCGTTGTATAACTTCGCTTCATAAAACTGGTCTTTGCAGTCAACGATAATATAAAAATCTTTTTCTAATGTAACGTCTGTAGAAACAGAACTGATAAGAGAGGTCCCTTCATAAAAAGAAAGAATCGTTTTATCATTATCAAACACAAGTTTTGTTCTTAAATACTTATTTGTGTAAGACGTTCTATCAGGATGGACTCTGGTGTATAGGGAAAACTCATGAGGAGTTGCAGTTCCGGGCAAAGCAGTTCCTGCGTTAAGTTTTGCTATGTATTTAAAATCTTTAACAAAAAGACCATCCTGAACAATCGCAGGCAATGCTGCTTGTACTGTCCCCGGCCAACGCTCCATTGCAAGATACCCTCTTTTTGTATCTACATTTGCGGAATAGTGATCATAAGAATTAGTCACGACTTTCATTGGGCCGGTTTTGAATATATATTCAGTTCCAGAAAGGGGACCACTTAAGTCAATTTTAATTGCCCTAATATTAGAAAGATCTACAGTTCCGGGACCAACCGAACCATTTGTTAAAATATTTCTATTGATTTTCCAAACAACGTCGCCAGCAGAAGAGAGACTATTCATCAAAACCGCAGTGCCTGCGTTAAATGGAATCGAAACAGTATTGCTGTTTTCATAACTAAGAGAAGAAGAGAAAGATACAGTTCCAGCAACGACCGCAGTTCCGGGCCAATTCCATATTGGCATTTGTATATAATAATTCTCTGCTCCATTCATAAAATCTGATGTAAGATCATCTGTAAATGTAGATCTTAGACTATATGCTGGAGTATTTGCGGGAGCAGAAGTTCCGGGAGAATCGGCAGTACCAACGGTCATATAAATGCCATTATTATAATATCCATCTGCATTTTCTGAGATTGGGCTACCAACACTTTGTAATTTACCAATCTTGATTTGATTAAGCGGATCTAACTCGTCTTGCGAATATGCATCAGGGTAAGGAGTGACCGGCTCTAACGCTGGATTACTTGTTCCAGAAAGAAATGCTTGAGTAACCCCCGGCGCTCCTACCCAGCCTTCACTCACTGTTGTATTTACAAATCCAGTTCCACCCAAGCCCAGATTTGCAGTATAGGCTGTTCCGTGATACAATAAGTCACGTTGGTTGATTATTTCTGGCTCTGTTTCTGGCGCAAAGCATCTTAAAGTATAGGATGGGTCTGTGAAAGCGCTTCCATTAGATAGGTAGATATAAGCCATTAGAACGCTACCCCATTAAAACTTTCTGAGCCATATTCAACAATATTTCTTGACCCGAGGACAAATTGCTTTTCTGGATCAATCGTCCATCTCCAGTCTTTTTGATAAAAAGTATTTATAGATATTGTAGAGTCATCAACAAGATTCTCTCTATAATTATATGCGTCGTTACGAGCGGTTTTGTCTTTTTTATAAAATTTAATTTCTCGGATTGCTACATAGTATCCAACATTTGCAGAACGTGGGGCTTGAATAACTTTATACCCATGACGACACTTTCTCATAAACCACATATCGGGCCAATTTTTTTCTTCAACGATTGGAGTTCTATCTAATCTTGTAGCGGCGGTAACAAGTGGTTTAGATGTAATTGGATTTTCTGGAATCCAATTTGCAGAATCTTCAACAGTAACAGAAAGACGATACCTATTATCAATTAATTTTGGTTTAACTGTATTTAAAAGATTTTGTTGATAGAGATTAGAGAAAGCATTTGGATACAAAATAATCTGTCTGTCCAAGACAGGTTCGCTTGTCTTTTCAGTTTCTGGATTTTTCCAAACTTGGTATTCGGATAGAACAGAACTTTTTCTATTAGTTTGAATAAAATCAAGAACACTCTTTGGATTCTCATCTTTTAACTTGTCCACTCTTGGTGGAAGCAAGCCCATATTTTGTGCTGTCGCTGAAACTCTTGTATAAAGTGCTGGATTTTCCAAAGGATCGTTTGATTTTCCAGAAGGGTTTGCATATATATAACTTTCTACCCAACTTGGGAAAGTTCGATATGTTACATCTAATTTGATAGGCAAACTTAAGGTATTGTATGGAGTAACTGACAATTTTGTAAATTCTAATTTAATATATTTAGCATATATTGTTTCAATAAGTTTGAAATTGCCCCTCTTCAATAGATAATGACGAGGAACTGGAGTCCACAATTTATTATCCCAATTGTCTTCATTAGAATCATCATCGCTATAATAAACATGCATAAGACATTCAGGAGTTAGTGGATCAATATAAACTTCATCAACAAAAGACGCATCTAATCCTGTTCTTATGTCGAAATATAAAGATTCAACTGCAAATTTAGATGGATTGATTTGACTTTGCCAATAAGTACTTTCTTGTTCATCAAATGCCTTTGAAGGACCATAAGTTTTTGCTTCGGTCACATATGCATTGCCGAGGATATCCAATCCGCTGTTTGGAACAAATTCCTCAATGGAGGCAACCACTTGAGCAAGTTTTAGATTTCTTACTTCAATTGACCATTCAAATTGTTCCGAATTAAAGAACGGAAAGGGATCGGTTCTTCTAGAAAATACAATTTTGATATCTTTAGCATTTACTGTATTGAAATATAAGACAACATTTTGCCAACTGTAGTCTCCGGTTCCGTTATAAAAAATTCTTGTTTCGTTATTTAAATCAGATTTATATTCAACTAGTTCCCAATCCTGAAGATCTTCGTCATAGTAAAATACACTTATATCAATTGGTTTTTGACACATTTCAAATTGCAACATATTGACTGGTCTATTTTTACCCAGATCAATAGTAAGAATTTCTTCAGCATCTGGCAGCCTTTCCTCAGATGCCCAAAAAAGTTTACTTGGCTTATCTAAATTAAAGTTGTTATCAGCAAGATAACCAACTGGATAATGCTCATTAATGATAAAAGAATCTTTCCCGGCATTTTTAATAAGCCACGGTGAGTTAAACTTGTAAATGTCTGGGGTATCCGACAATGCTTGGCTTGCTTCGTAAGGGTATGTATTTGCTCCCCTTTGAAGGTGGGTGAATAAATCTTGCTGTTCGCTAGAAAAATTACCCAGATGAAAACTGCTGGCTTGGATAGAATCTACTGTTAGATAAATTATAGATTCCGACCTGTCGCCAAAGGCTTGAGTAGGTGCCTCAACAGATTCCCCAGTTTTGATCCAGTTATTCTTTTTGGTGTATGAATAATCTATGAGGTTATTGCCTGTTACATATCTCTGAATATAGAAATTATAACTAGATGCAGTCCCGCTATTAATGGGAACTTCAGTTAAAGCATTAGAAGCAACATTCACACTATACAAAGAATTTGATGGCTTTAGTCGTCGGATGACTTCTGTAATTCTTCTTTGCTCTTGAGGTGTGATTGATGCAACTTGAGGTCTTATAACAAATTCTTCTGAAGCATTGGTAACGCCATAATCTGGAATTCCGATTGGTTGATCAGAATTAATATCATCTAGATATCTCCACCGTTCAAAAATTTCACACTCGTATCCAGTTGCTGCTCTTCCTAAAAGTTTCAATCCTTCAGCCGTGTTACCAAGATTTGACCCACGCATAAAATCTTGCGCTCTTGCCTTAAACCAAGCATCTTTTCTTTTTATTTCTGCCCACTGATCTTGAGTAAGCATTTGGTTATAAGGATCATATTCATAAATCTCATCATTCAATCTTGTCAACTGAACAACGTTTGAGAATAGGGTATCAAGATCATTAAAACTTGTAGAAGATAAAGACTCGTACAATTTAGGTGCTAGAGTTGCTTTTTTAATTCCATTGACTCCAGCATCTCCTAAAATTGCATACAAAAATTTATAAATAAGACTATCTGAATTTAAATTATAAACTTCTTCAGGAAAGAAGTCTTTAATCCTATCCATAAAATCAACAGGAGGGTTGAGTCCTTCTACTATTTCTCTTTTTTCTATTAATTGACCGTTGTTGAGTAATGTAAAAATATCGGCCATTAAACTATCCAGTTATTTTGAGTTTTCTGAATTGGCGCAACAGGTTCACTTGTGCCATTTGTGTCTGGACCTAGAGAATAGAATACTGGAAGATCAATATCTTCTAATAAGAAGTCCTCTTCGTAAATAGTAATATTTGTTCCATTTGCTGTAACTTCTTCCAATCCATAGTGAACAGCATCATCTGCGCTAGTAGCAAAACGAACATTATCAACTCCGGGAGTTTGATAGACAATCTGAAGAATATCGTTGAGTTGTATTACTGCTCCAAACAATTGATTATTAAAGAAAGTTTCAATGTTATTTGAAATGTCTAGATTTACAGAATTTACAACAAAACCATTTGTGTATATAACAACAAGATTAGCAATGAAATGACGGAACTTAGCAGTATGAGCGAGAACATCTTGTCCAATCTGACGATGGCTATCAATAATTCTGTTTGTTAAGAAAGGCAATTTATCAAAAGTATATTCTATAGAAAACACACTTTGATTAATAGCATTAGCCATTGCGGTAGTTATTTCAATACCATCTCTACAACGGTAACTATCTCTCAAATCTGTAATATCTTTTAGCAACCAGTAATCGCTACCGAGTTCATAATCAATACCATTTATATTTAAAATCTCCGGGACGGAACGAACTGGAGTCCATATTAGATTTATAAAATAATTTGCAGTTCCGGGATGAGTTGTTGTGTTACTTCTATAGAAATTTTCATAATGATATTTATCAGTTACATCATCTTTAATAAGATTGCCGGGGCCAGCAGTAACGTCTTCTGCTGTCTCAGTATTTTGTCCTGAGATATAAATATCAACCTTATTCATGCTTGAATAATTATTATTTAAATCAATAACATTACGGCTCCACTTTGAAAGATATTCATGCTCTAAGAAAACGATGGAATCTTCAGTTAAATCATCGGTTGGCGGTTCTCCAACCGCAACAGAACTGTTATCATAAAAAGCAGTTATATCTACTCTTGCAGTCCCAGATGCGCTTGCACTCCCAATTGCGGTGGTGCCAGAAGAGAGTGAATTTATATATGTAAGAGAAGATGAGCCAATTGAATGCACCGTCCCGGAATATGAAGCAACTGTAGTAGTTCCGATAGTTACAGTTCCTACAGATATTGTTCCTCCAGTTTCAATTCCGATTAGATTTGCAGATCCAGATTCTAAGTAAAGTGTTGTTGTTCCACTAGCACCGGCAGTTCTTGCAAAAGAGGTTACTGTAAACGTTCCGTGAGTTGCTATCTCTCCAACTTTTTCCCAAATTGGGTTGGCTACTCCGAGGTCTTTTCTATAAATATTTTTAGAGGTTACAGTTCCCCCAGCGAGTGAAGTGCCTGAACTATTGTAAAGATGAGTCACCGTTCCGACTTCGTTTGAGAAAGTAACTTCATTACTAGAAGAACTTATACCACTCTGGCCTCCGGGAGTGTAAGTGTAAGTATAAGCATATTGATAATTTCCAATTAAGAAATCTTCATCAAGTGAAGTGCCAGCAACAGGAGTGCCGCTAGGAGCAGGATTTCTCATGTTTTCTGCGTAAATTTGTGCAGTTGGTACTCCAGTTGTGCTGACACTAAAAGTGTAATCAATATCTGGAGTATAAAACCGAGAAACATCATTGCCTTGCGTACTTAAATAATAATTAAAATCATACACATGCTTTGAATTTGGGTTAAAACTAGACGCACTTCCCGAGGCATCTAATGTCATATATTCTTGGAATTTACTTATAGGTCCGACAATCGTTGCTCTATTTGTATATTGGTTTGCAATTGCTAATGCTAGAAACTGCTCATCTGTTCCAGCGATATTACGGAAGATATTATTCTTAAATCTAACCTTAAGTTCATCATCAGTTTCTTGGTTTGTTCCACCTGTGGTAGATGTGTAATTATTTACCGTCGCAACATCAGAAACTTTTGTAATGATTCTATTGATCTGGTTTGCTGTTACGTTACCGACTTCACCGGGGATAGTTGCTTCGACGGGAACTTCTGCGTATGTACCGTTTTCTGGAATGACACCATCGGCCACAGTTATGAATAGAATTTGAGAAGAAACGGCAGAGGCGGTAGTGCTAATCTGAGTACCGCTTGGGATAAAAATTGCAGTGGGAGATGGAGTTTTTCTACTAAAGGTGACAAATCCTGAAGCACGACGAGCCGTTTGACGCGCAAAACCGAATAATTGAATAAAATCATCAAGGTCTTGCCCAAACTTAGTAGTAATATCTAATTGATATCTTTGTACAAATTGATCAAATTGTATATCAGCGAGAGATTGAGCAACAACATCAATAATTTTTCTTTCCGGGGTGCCTACCTCTAGAGAGATTTCTGGATCTAAAATATAAAGTTGATCCCTCATTCTTTTACTAAGTTCTTCTTGCGTAAACATATATTAATTATCTCCCGTAATTTTAAGCAGTAGATGATGTTTGAACGGGAATGTCAAATTCAAAAACATCTCCACTAACCATTTCTAAATCAACTCTTACATATAATGTGTCGTAATCGCGCTGATAGTAAATATTAAAATTTTCTATTATTTCATTATCTGAGAATGTATACAGACCATTATATTTTTGAAGTTCTATTCTCAGACGAGACATTTGTTTTACTTGATATTCGTTAATTATTCTAGAAACTTCAGAAACAACCATTTGAGAATAATCATCATCAAAAATATTTAAACGACCATTTGCATATATGGAAGTGCCTTCTTCTCCAATATCAATAAATGATCCCAATTCTGGGTTCAGGGGATCGGTACCATATGGCTCTCTTATCCAACATATAAGATCTTGGACCGTTTTTGATGGGCCTTGAACTGTTTCTATGCTATTTCCGGGGCCTTTAACGATATCCCCATTAAAAAGCCTTAAACTCCAAGTCATTTAAGTTAAATCCTCTCTAATTAGGTGACGCTATCATCAACATTATTGCCTCGTTAGGCACCTTCATATGTTACAATTTCTTCTGGTTCAGGGTCTTCTAATGGATCTGCTTCCACTCTAAGTGGAATTATTTGCATCCAACGATTTAAAAAGTGTAAAGTAGCATTAGACGGGCTACCCAGATGGGCTGGATCTTTTCTATACACCTCAGTCAATTCATCATCTTTATTTAACGTTATTCGGTATGTTGTATTAACACTTTGTCTAGTATTTGCAGCAGCAAGGAAACCACTAAGCGTAGATGTTGGCAAAGATCCATTAATTGATAATCCTAATTGGAAACCAATATTATTATTTCCGCAGTACGCTTCGGCTCCACCGGAAAGAACATATTCTCCATCGTAAGGAACTCTTAAAACGGGGCTGCCACCATAATCAAAAATACTTGTTCCAGAAGTATTTGTATTTCCATTAAACCATGCTGTACCAATTGTTGTCACTTCTTCTGAAACAAAATTAATATAGGGAGCGCCCCCAATAAAAAGCCATTTATATTCAGAAATAGTTGCAGCGTGATATTTGAAAGACCATCCGATATCTCTTTCGTCTTGCGTTGCAAAAAGATAATAACAATGTTGACCATCTACTACATTGCGAGATGGAATAAAATCATCAAAAGGAGTTATCAACTTTTGCGATACAACGACAGTTCCGGCATTTAATTGATCTAGAGTTGCAGACCCATATAAGGCACTTCCGGGAAAAGTTGCAGTTCCCAACTCTGCAAAACTATTTCTTGCCTTATTAAAATCACATATAATTTCTTGTTCTGCATTAATAAACAAACGTGACGGGGCATTGAGCCTTACATCTCCTCCAATAAGTTCTCCAACTGGTAGAGTTTCATTATCTTCTTCAAAGCGAGAATGAATTACCCAATTATTATCCAACTTTGTAACAAGCCAATGTTCCCCGACTTTGGGGACTTGCACATAAGGAGATTGAAAAAATGCAAATGTCAATTGAATTTGTTGATTAGCAGAATCTCTTCCTTCAAGATATCCAACTGATGGATCACATTGGGTTATTCTAATTTTTTTATATGAATATGCTTGATTTAACAAACGATATTGAGGAGTGTTTCCCATCATTCTGCAAATATCCTTCCAAAAGTTACTGTCTTATTTAAGACCCTATCTGTTGTATCTCTTAAATCATAAGTATGTTTTTTACCATAAACACCACGACCACCTAAACCTTGAGTTCCAAGAGAAATATCTCCAGTGGCGCTTACCTTAACTTGACGGTCTGGGCCAGTATTTCCTTCAATAGTTGTAAAAAGTCCAATCTTTCCGCGATTTTCCCACGGTTTAATTCTCCATTTAGAGAAAAAACCAACATGGTCATTTTGATAATCATCTGTTTCTAACCCGAAGACGACAAGATCGCCAGCCTCAACCTGCTTGGGTGAAATTTCTCTTAATTTTCTTTCTCCAATAAGACCAGACTCTCCCCAAGTTTTTGCTAAAGCAAGGCCATCGGTATCTTTAATATCTCTGAATCCTGCTTGGTAATAACACCAAGCGGTAAAAGAAGCACACCACGCGGCATTGTAAGCCCCTGTTATTTCTTGGTAAGGTGGAACTCCTAGCCTCGGACTTTGACTAATGTGAGGACCAGCACTATTGCCTTGCGTTGCTCGGATTTCTCTTTTGAATTCGCAATATGCAAATTCATAAGCCCTTCTTCTTATAAGCATATTTGATTTATATTTATTTGTATCATAAAAAGTTTTTCTTTTACTTTTTTTAGCAAATTCAAAAGGATTGTTCTTTAATTCAAAAGAAAAAACTTCAAATATATCTATACTCTTTGGAGTGCTACAAACTGCTGGAAAATCAGTAAATTGTTTTAAAGTTTCTGGGGGTACTCTTCCATAAAAGGGATCAAATAATTGATTATTATTTAAAGGAGTAATTATGCTTGCCATATTTATTAATTCCCATCCTGAGTCGTGATCGGATCAATTGAATTCTCTCCCTGACCCGGATTATTACCCGGCCTTGTCCCAGTTCTACTTCCGCCAGTTCTGGAAGGCGGTTTTGTTTTTGTTTTTGGCTTGGCTTTGGGCTTCGTAGTAATCCTAAGTCTTTTAGGTTTATTTTCCGCAACGTCTGGTGGATATACGAGAGTCATCGCCCAATCATTTCCTTTATTAGTTGTTCCCGGAGCCATTAGTAATGCTTCTGTATAAAAACCATTTTGATAACTAAATGAATGAGTCACTTCTTTAACATAGAAAGTTACTGAATTTTTTGAGTAATCCTTAACTGGAGAATTAAGTTCTAGTTCCACAATCATTCCGGGGAAAAGTTCTGGCATGAAGGTCAATTCAACTCTTGTAATAAACTGTTCCGCCCATTTTTGTATAAAAGTATGATATGCATAGAAAAATTCAAAAACAGGATGACGGATTGTAGGAATTTTTTCTAAGTATGGTCTTGCTCCATACCTTTCTAAGAATTTATAAGCAGCACCTTGACCTTCAAGAATTTCTCTAGGTCGTTTTTTGGCAGTCGCAATCTGATCGGCAGTTAATTTACTAGCATCTTCTAAAGTGTCTAAATCTGTTTTTGTAATATTGTCGTCTTCAAAAGGTCTTAAAAATGAATCAAGAATAAAAGGTCTCTCAATTGTTACAACTCCAGAGCCGAGCAATTTTTCATACCATTCAACGTTAATTCTTCCAGCGTCGGCTTCATTAAAACCAAACGGGTTTCCTAACACATAAACGTGAGTGACAAGTTGACGGTCAGAAAGACTAATAGTACAACTTTTAATTTCAGTCGGGCTAACTCGTAGCCACGGATTTCTTCCAGTTAAGTTAAAATAGTCAGGATACCACGCCATGAAATCTCCACTAGGGAGAGATGCAAAAGTTCTCATTGATGCTTTACAAATTTCTCCAACAGATTCAAAAAGTTTTACATCATTTTCAAGAGCGCGGTCTCCCGTAAGTAACACAGACTCAAGGAGGCTTCCGGGGAAGTTGAATGCAACATTAAATGCTACAGTTTTTGCTTGAAGGAAGGCATCTGTAGAACCAGTTCCCCCCTCTCCACTAACGTCTGATCCAAAAGAAGATGGTGGATTTTCCGTATCTCCAATAAGATTATGTCTCCATAGATTGTATCCACCATCATTAATAAAATCTTGCGCGGTTCTTTTAAATTGAGGACCGCGATTAGGGCCTTTATTCGCACTTTGATCTGGACGAGTACATTCTGCACATTTTCCATCAGCACCAACCACCATAGCAACGTGACCAGCGCCTCCTTCTCCAGTTCTAATAAAAAGATGACCGGGTTTGAATTTTGTTTTATCTTGAATTTGAACAGAATCTGCCTCAAGCGTTCCTGTCGTATCTGCATATTTATTTTTAGGAATCAATTTTGCGCTCTTCATACATGCAGCAATAAAACTAGAACAATCTAAGTTGCCCTTTTTACGAAGAACTTCTTCCACATCAGCATAAGGACTTCTATCATCCATGCTATATCCAATATCCCAATTTGCTTCATTGTGATTAACTATTTTTAATGCTGCTTTAATAACTTTAGAGGCTGGGCTATCATCCCCAGTATTAATCGTTCCTTCGCCAATCGCTTCAGTTCCTGCGCTAATATTTTCTTGTTTACCTTTTTCTTTATATAATTTTTGATAGTCTAACAAGGCTTTAATAAAAATTCCGGCAAGTTTATCTCTATCATATTTTAATTCCCCAGTCGTAGAAGGAAGTTCTACAATTGCGGCAGCAGAAGAGTTCGTATAATAAAAACCATAATAATTTTGCATTCTATTCCAAGTATTGCCAGATACTGTTGTTAAATCATTTATAAAATTATCTCCTGCTGTCAAACCTCTTACTTTAGATCCGATAAATGAAATGAGTTGTGCGGAATTTTTATGAAGTCCTTTGTCATCATGAATGGAGTCTCTACCACCTTCTCCATCTGAGGGTTTGACAAAACCTGCTCCTCCGATTAAATTGCCATTATTATCTTTATAATAACGGTTCGGTCCCGGTTCTCCGGGTTTTCCCGGAGGGGAAGCGCTTGTACTAGATTGAGTCCCTTGCACAGATCTTTTTGATGGCCCGGCAATCCCAATAGATGAACCCGGAAAGGCGCTAGGATCATGATGAATTGAAAGATATACATCTCCTGCCCATCCCCTTGGGCGAGAAGTTTCTGTTGCGAATTGAATGTCTAATCTTTTTTTATCATCTTCGCTTAAGGCATTGTATGCTCTTTTCATTGCCTTAATAAAAGCAGCATTTTGCTGAGGTTCGGTATAATCTCCCCCGACTTTTGTTGCTCCGGGTTGCATCTGATATCCCGGCTGCATAGTTGTGTTTGGGCCGGGAGGACCGGCTCCACCAACACCAGTATGGCCTGCTTCTAAATAGACAGAAAGAATTTTATTAGATCCACCTGTTCTTGAAGAGGGATTTGTTTCATTCGGATTATTCGGCTCTGTAGCATCTAAACTGGCAGTACCAATATTTTGACCAAGGATCGAATACGGCTTATTTATATCTACCGGAGAGCCATCTGTCTCTAATGATTTCCATATATCTGTCAAAACTTTTTTCTGGTGTCCACTGCTAAGATTCCACTTAACTAGGAACCCCTCTACAGTTTGATTATTATCTTCACCAATGTAATATTTTTTATTTCTCAAAACGTCTGCTACATAAAAAACTCCAGCGCGAAAAGATGAAAATGTCTGGTAGGTGCCGCTAGGGCCAGATACTCTTTTATACCCAAAAGCATTTTTTACATCAGCAGAAGAGTTGGGAGCGGTTCCGTATGAAGTTTCACTCGCCGCTAGTGCGGCTAAAAATCTTGGATCAATGTCATTTTTCTTACCCGCATCTATAAAATCTTCAGCCTTCATCTCAGAGCCAGAGGCTCTTGATTGAATATCTGCTTGAATTTTTCCAGCAATAGTTGAAGCATTATTTAAACTAGCGCCTGCTCCACCACTTCCACCACCATCCTCTTCTGCTCCACCAGAAGTACCCCCAGAAGTCAAAAATGTTTTAAGCCATTCCTGAGCGAGTCCATATCTTTCTTCCCAGTCATTGTTTACTTGAAACAATAGTGCGGCTCTCTTCATCCACGCTTCTGGAATCGGTTCAATCCAAACATTGTCTTTATTCCAACCACCCACATCAACGAGAAGGAAATGGAGCATTGCTGCAAATCCAGTATCTTGAGGAAATTCTCCAGTAGTCGGCTGTGGCCCATTAGCACTTGGAGTCTGATTAGTTAATGCTGCTGGAGAAAAAAACGAAATTCCTCCTTCTCCCAATTGGGGAACAAATCCATATTTCTGTAATGTTTCATAGACTTTAGGTAAGCCGGGATCCCAATATGTAAACTCCAACCTCTTAAGAGTGCAACTTGCCTCAATAATGAAAGGTTCTGGCATGGCTTGGAATACTGGAACTAAATCTAAGTAGCCAGAAAAAATTAATATCGGTTTTGTTTTTTTAAGGTAAATAACAATACGATCCATTGGCCGCAACAACTGAGAAAGAGTTGTATTGTTATCTTTATCTTTTCTACTTTGGACAAGAAAACTTGCAGTAGAAACCGCTTCGGTTCTTCTAGTTATTGTTCCTTCAATAATATCATTTGATATATCAATAGGTTCAGAATCCTTACCTCCGGGCAGGATATAAACTTGTACTTCTGGAGAATATACAATTCTATTAAAATTGATATTCGACATTAAAACAACCTTCCGATAGAATCTGAAACGTCTTTTTTCAAACCATCAAAACCTTTGTTAACACCTTCTGCTATGGCACCAATAGCAGAAGTAACCGTCCCTAAGCCACGGACAGTTGATTGAACATTATTGTATAAACTTCTATTAAATCCATTCACTTCACTTTTAGGATCGCTAGTCAAAATCTTATCTGCCAAGGCTCCGACAATATAATCATTTTTAAAATCACTAAATTTTTCTACCCAATATGCATCTGTATCAAAATTATATATAATTGTTCGTGCTGTTGTCCCAAATTTTTGAACATTATCATTTAAATCTTTAAAGATAGTAAAATCAAATTCAAATTCAGGAGCAACGGGGACTCCTTTATTATTTGCATCAAAACCACCACGGAAAACCTCAATAACTCCCAGATAGTCTATTTTTGCTCCGGGAATATACAGCCTAAAAAGATTTTCTGGATTCTGGCTTACTTTAATTTGTCCTTCACGAATAAAATCCGCAAGATCATCATATTCATTTTCATCACGACAGCGGCCCTTAATGTTTGCTGGTGTCAACTTAAACGAATGAGTATAGGTTCTGGTATAATATTTTGAGACAGCGGTTGGCCCTGCAACAGAATAACCATATGTTGCTTCTGTTATCCAAAGATCAAATCTGCTTACTGAAGTTTTACGTTTTTTAACATTTAAACCTTCATTATTATAATATCCACGGCTCGCGCTGTCTGTTAAGGTTTTTTTATATTTATCTATATCTTTATAGGCATCTTCAAGAATCTCCAAAGGAATATTAACTCTAGCGAGAAAAGCATGAATAGTGTTTCCTTTTTGAATTAGGTCTTCATTTTTTGGAGGGGTTTTTATTCTATGTCTTGTTGGGTTGAATGTTTCTCTTTGATAAGCCATTTTATTCCGTTTCGTCGGTGTTTGGTGGTGTTCTATCTCCATTACCCTCAGTTGGCGGAACTCTAGAACCGTTTGGACCAGAATATGGAGTTAGACTTCCGACTTGATAACTAAAGCCCCTAGTTATGAGAGTTTCTAATTCTTTTTCACTAAAATCTCCACCGATAAAGTCTGAGTATTTAACTGCAATATCTCTGGCTGCTTGTTTTCTAGTTTCTTGACTAGTATAAACTGGTTCAGACCATTCAATAAATTCAGAAAACCCAACCCCGTCTTTAAACCCACCTAATGCTTTTTTAGCAATATTAGTCACTTCTTGTTGAAAGGTATTTTGAATATCTTCAATAAAATCACATTTCAATTCCCACTGAGGCATCAGTTCGTCATTTGCAAATCTAATTTTTGGGAAATCTAATGGTCGAATATTCCAGTACCAGTTAAGATGAGGGTATTCAAAAACCATATTGTTTTTATCAAAATTACCGGCTTGCGTTATGTAATAAAAATAACTTTTGAACCATTCCGCAAATTGGACCATTCCGCTTCTCATTGGTCCATCTACCCAATTTTTATACCCCTGAGTTTCTTTTAAACTATATGATATTTCGCTATTTTCAGGACTGTATCCTTCGGGAAAATCTTCATAACGAGAGTTGCCAAATTCATTATTATCACGATTACTTGCCTTATTAAAACCCCACATTCCTTCAGATCCAAAAAAGCCACGAATGGTAAGATTTTCAATAGAAACTCCAAGAATTTGAATTACTTGGCCTCCATAAGTGTCTATCACATTAGTTCTTAAAGTATATTCCCAACTAACGTCATTTGGAGATAGATATAAATTTATTTTTTCAGGAAACGTATATCCCGAAATTGCACCTAGGTTGGGCGCTCTAAAAGAACAAATATTTTTTAAACTTCTAACTCCACCTCTAAAATAAGAAACTTTACCGCCAACAGAATTGGGTTCTCCTGTTTTTGAATTAACATCATCTTCGGCTTGAAGTAAGTAATCGTTTGTATTCGACGCTTCTGGAAAAGTGGATCTTAAGCGATCATATTTTTCAATAAATCTTTGTTTCTGTTCGTTGGCATTACTTTTCCCAGTATATAGAGGTCTTGGTGCCGCTGCCATTATGGACCTCCCGGATTAGGATTTGCTCTATTTTCCGTTCCCGGAGGATTAACAACAACAAACTTACCTTGAGAAGAATTGGCTGCTTTATTAAATACATTAAACCATTTTCTAGCATCATCACTGAGACTAATTTGAACTTCATTTTGTTTAAGAGCCTCTTTAGACATTGCCTCTTGAACTCTTTCTTGAAATGCTTCTGGACTAGAAATATCACCGCTTGTAATTTCTTTTTGAATTCTTTTCTTTTGAGATTCTTCAATAGCCCCACTTTTAACTGCTTTAGTCAAAAGTTCTGTACTTCTCTTCTTCCACTCTTTTTGGAAGTTTGCGCTAGGCTCATCAGAAACCCAATCCCCAATTTTAAGACCGTATTCAGTGTTAAGAGTCTGCCATTTCTTTTTGTCTCCACGCCCTGCTTGCATCAGAAGGCTGGCGGCTCTTTCAGCGTCAGTTCCCTCTGCGGCAGCAATCGCTGCATCTAAATCTTCTTGGCTACCCTTACCTTGTTGTAAGCGCATTCTAGCAGTGTAAATGGCTTCTACTTTTTCTTCAAAATCGGGGTCTCTTCCTCCAATATCAATTTTGCCAAAATCTATTCCAGTATGGCTTCTAACAGTAGGCACTCCGGGGATACCCGGAGGAAGAAAACTACTGTTTTCTCCCCATCCGGTAATTCCAACATCGCTGACCTTTCCACCGGAAAGTTTTTGAAGTTCTCCAAAAGCGGCCATACCTTTTTCACCAACCGCCGCTGCTCCTCTTTTGGAATTTACTGACGCCCTGAAGCCTTCAGCAAATCCACCCAATTCACTACTTATTTTACTTCTTGCAATGACCTTTGGACCCTCTTCATAAATTTGTTGAATCATGTAAGGATCTTGACCAGTCATCTTAGCGACCATAAACATTGCCATATCTTTGTCACCACCACTTTGAGCAGCAACCCTATCAACAAGCCCTCTCATTGATTCTATTTGAGCAATAGCCGCTTCATCGGCTCCTTGACCATCTCCCATTCCGGGATAAAAACCCATAGCAAGTTTCATCATATCTTGTGGGTTTCTGAATTGACCACCAACTCCTCCACCCATAATCCCTGCGGCCAATATTCCCGTCATGCCCTGACCACCAAGAAAAGATTCAACAGCACCACCTTCTAATCCTGTAAATCCAGAATAGATTGAACCTGCCTGTAGAGCAGATGGGCCTCTTGCTCCCAAAGCATTCATTCGGCTAGCAACTTGAGTAGTTTCTCCTGTATATTCAGAAATGCTTTTTCCAGCGGCTTTAGCCATAGGACCAAATTGTTTAATCATTTCTGCGGCATCTTTTGCATCCATTCTAAGCCTCTTGACTGAAAGACTTAACACATCAATTGCTTCACTAACATCAATAGAAGTCGTCATGATAATATCTCTTACAGCGTCTTCTACATTAACTGTTTCTCCAAGATTTCTAAAGCCAGCCTGAGCAACCCCTTGATTTATTTGCAATGATCTTTCGTATGAAAGCATATCAAAAGGATTTAAAGATCTAGTAAAAGCACGATATTGACTTTGCCATCCTTGAGATTGCGCTGGACTCATTCCGGCCCCAAAAGCGCCTCCCACAAGATTTGGATTAGTTCCACCTGAAAATAGTAGAGATGGAGCGGCGAACATTCCAGAGAAATAAGAACCAAAAGGAGAGCCTGCCATACCAGCAACACCTTCATACCCCGGACCTTGATAACCTGCCATCATTCCTAGTTCTGTTGGGTTTGTTACTCTTCTATCTACAGAACTTTGAATTGCATACGAAGTCGCGTTATAAAGATTTCTTCCACCAGTTGGAGATAAAATTCCCGCTACTTGTCCTAAAGCACCCTCACGACCAGTCATTCTTCCAAGATAGTATGGGAGTGCCCTATCTAAAAATGGATGACCTTGTGCAAAAGAGCCCAGTCTTTGATACATTCTCCCAAGTCCAGAACTGCTTTCTTGAGGTGCTGAAGGCTGTGCGGCTGCTCCTATTTGTCCGGGCTGTGGAGTTTGTGCATTAAAATTAGAGGCTGGTCCTCCTCCACCACCACCAATACCTCCACTCAAGTTTTGAATTGCTTGAGTTAAATTTTGTATCTTTTCAGTATTTTCAACTAAGGCTGCTTTATGCTGCTCTAAAATAGATGTAAAGTTTGTTTGACCAATAGAATTTTCATCTTTAGAATCTCTAAATACTTTAGTAAAAGTATCTCTAAGAGTTGATTCCATATCTTGCCAATTAACTACTCTTACATCTTGTGAAGCCATTTTAGTTTTCCAATTCTTGAGTAGACATTATATGCAAGCCATTGAGAAAATCAGTAATTGACTGAAATTCTTCAGGGGAGGTCGGGACTACTTGTTCGTAGCCATCAAGAGAATCATCTTTATTTAGATCATAAATTTCTTGATATAAAGAGGGGAACGCTTGAACCATTGACTGCTTGAATTGCTCATTCTTGTTTTCATATTCATCTTCAGTTTCCCAAATAAGAAGAGCGGAGTTCATTTGATATATGAGTTGGTTTAAGTGTTTTGAATTTCTGATAAGTCCTGCTCTATCAAGGGATCTGAGGAAGAATTTGAATTCCTCAGATCCGTTACTGATAAATTTTGACTTTCCTCTATCGTCAAGTAGACTTCATTTAATAGATCTAGATATTGTGCGTTAATTATTTCAATTACTGGCCAGTGCCAGTTCTTTCTAATATAATTAAACCTATCTCTAATTGATTGAAGAACAGCATCATCGTCAAATCTTGGCATAAAAGGTTTTTCATTAATAGATACAATTGAAGCGGCTGCAATGGCTACGGCAACCGCTTTCTCTTCTGTAATGGTATCTTTATACTCTTTTACCAATTGACCAACTGCCAACTCTTCATCAATTCTTAGAGTTCTTATTTCAAACTGATGCCCTGACCATGAAAAAACTTTATTTAAATAACCAATATGAACAATTTGAACAAATCTATCCAAACTATCCTTTGACAAAAAATCCTGACTTGATTCCAATTTATTCTCCTATATTAATTATAGACCCCACGGAGCATCCTTAATTGATCCTGCGCTATCAAACCTATCTGGATCATCTGCCGAAGTCACTGGCGCAGAACCTGAATCAACAAGTTTTGTATACCAAACTGTGACTTGTAGGGGGTTAATTGTTGAATCAACGCGAGTAGTTTCATCTTCTCTCACATCAACAATTCTTGCTCCTAAAAATTCTTTTGTTCTATATCCACTTGTGGGATTTGGATCACGAATAACTCTTACGAGTTTCATCTTACTTCCATCATCTCCAGTCGCGGTTGGATTAGTCATCATCCAGTTAAATAAATCTGCAAGGTCATTGATTGTAGTTGACCCAAACTTTAGACTCAACTGTTGATAAATTGACTTATCAAAACTTTCCATGATTGTAAGTGTAATTTCTCCGTGGGAAATCGCTCTTGGAACAATAATTTCAGTTGGTCTTAAATAATTTAAAGGATGTACTTCAACAGCAGGCGCAATTGGCTGTGGTGATCTGTGAGAAACTTCTTGACACAAAATGAATGTACTTTGTTCACTAGCATCTCCAATAAATGCCCAAGCCGTAAACGCGGAACCTGTCTGTCTTACTCTGTTAATAGCCATTTTATATTCTTACTCCTTATAAGATTAGATTAATTCCGCCACCAGAAGCGGTGTTAGTAGCGCCAGTAAGACTAATACCGAAAGTAATCTGGACATAATGCACTGTGTATACGGGCTTATATTGCCAACGTACTTCCACAATAGTTGGATCGCTAGCAGAAACTCTTGCTGCTAATCCGTTGTATGCAGTAAGTTGTCCAAGATTTACTAAACTTCTCAGAGATTGATCAACAATTGAAGCGACTTTGCCGGGAGCAGCAGAATCTGCAAAAATTTGTCCAATTACAGAATTATCTAGAGCAGAAACAACTCTTCTGATCATATTGTTTCTTTGCAATGCGACTGTAAATTCTCTCTTATTAATATCACTTGGAACGGTTGTGATTTCGTGACGAACACGAATTGAACCTGTGCTAGAAATCTGTTCAACAACTAACAATCCTGATGCAGCATCAGTATTTTTATCTAGAGTGGTTCTCTCATCTTTCACTGCGGATAATCCCGCAATTTGTTTTCTTGTAAGAGAAGTAGCAACACTACGACCAGCGTGCATACCTGCAAGCGCTGCTGCGGCATACTGACCACCAATATTTGTATTAACACTTAAGAAACTGTTAAAATAAGAAAATGTTGCTGGAGATACTAAACAGATATCACCCGCAGTATCAGAATCTCCACCCAAAGTCAATGCTTGGGATCTAAGACTTTCTTTTGAAATTGCTGTAGATGAACCATCCATTCCTAAGATAGTTGTCTTAAAAATATTTCTTAGTTTCATTTTAGCGATATGTGCCTGAACTAGAGAAAATACATTTGTATCTCCAGTAAGCGGAATTAATAACTGCCCATCCTCGTCATCTTCAAGTTTTAACAATGCGTCTTCGTAATCAGAAGTAGTTGCACTTGGAGGTACGGCTACAGCAACAAGAGAAGATGCTCCATTTAATATAGACAATTTAGCAGCAAACGAAAGTTCTGAATTTATATTTCCAGTTTCGTCAAATGCATCTCCATACTTATCTACAACGTCATTAAAATCAGAAAAGATTGTTGGCTTCCAATAATTAACATCTGCATAATTATATTGAATGACAATAGTATCGCCATCGTCTATTCCCGGAACGGGACTACCATTTCCTGTAGGATCAATAGCAGTGTCGGTATAGGTAGTTGCAGTACCATTATTTATTGTTGGGATTCCAGCAGCGGTGCCGGGTAATTTATAAAATGGTCCCCAACTTGGATTTAAGTTTGTTCCCAAGTTTTCTGAACGATAAACGTTTCTACCAATTACCGTTACTGAGGCATCAGCAGTTCCAATTGAAGAAACTGTAATAGTATCAACTGGGTCGTCTAGAGTTACAGTTCCAGTAATACTTCCAATGCCTGTCTCATATGAAGTGGTTCCTGCACCACTTTGAATATCAAGGACATAAGAAACCGCATATCTATATTGTCCGGTCGGAATAACGGTTCCTACGGCAGTTGCGGGCGTAATTGTTGGCGCATTGGGATAAGAAACAGCACGCACTGTGGTAGTTTCATCGCCAGTTGCAGTTCCTGCGGTTTGAGAAATAATAAAGTTACCCGGCCCAATTACTTCGTATGATACCGGCTTAGTAACAGTAAAAGAAAGATTGGGAGTGGTAGCAGTCCCGATAACAATGCCTTTCTTGGCTAAAGTTACCGTTCCTGTGCCATCTAAAACAATACTTTCGCTATAAGTTTGATAACCTCTTGATTCGCCAATTAAAACCGGAACAACTTGAGATGTAACATTGCCCGGAGTTAATGGTGAGGGCTGAAGTTCTCTTACCGGAAGAACTCCGGGTGGTACATATGCCATTGCCATTAGAAAACCATCCTTTTCGCTTGCTGCTTATAAATGTCTACTTATTAGATTAGCGAGAACTAACACTTTATAGGAAATTATTCTTCTTTACCTATATTTAGAGAAATGTCTTGGAAAGGACCGCCTACATATGTAGTATCAATCTGAATACCTTCAACAAATTGTTGATAAATAGAACCAGAGTCAAACGTTCCAATACAACCAAAATTATATCCTACCGTATAGATTCTTTGGTCAGTAAGACCCCACGAAACTCCACTCATTGTTTGTTCTGCAATTGGATCTAAACTACCTAAAGATAATTGAAGATCTACTCTCGCTTCGCTCTCAATGAGACTTCTGAAAGGTACGTTCATAACACGACCAAAAGAAAGCATATTGACGGCACTATCTGAAATAAAATCACGGTCCATTGAAGTCAATGCAAAAATTTCTAAAGTAATTAGGCCTTCAAAATACCATTTTTGTGCAATATTGTTTTCATCGTAATAATCAATGTGTGCAATACCAGCACTTTTTAAACTTCTCTCTTGAAAACCAACGATCAAAGATGGATATTGCTCAGGTCTTTGGGGATATTCAATAGTTATGTGACTATTTGTTAATAACTCAGAAGATTTGTAACCGGGGAAATAGGTTTCTTGATTATTAAATACGGCTTGAAAGGCAGTAACTACAGATCTTTTTACTTCCATTTTATAGTTTATGGGTGCCCTTAAAATGCTGGTATTAGACATAATTCCAACCATCCCCGCCAGTATATTCGGCCAAAGTAGTCCCGCTATTTATTTCAATATCATATAAAGGATCTGATCTTGGAATTCTTACTGCTTCAAAATTTTGTGATACAATTATGTCAGGGTTTTCAACATAATTAGTTTCTGAATTCATATATCCACGATTGAGTTCTGCTCTTAGCGGTACTAAAAATACTTTTTGAATTCTAAATCTATCTCCAGTGCCGGTGATTGTTATTGCATTGTTTTGATTTAATTCAATTCTTGTTGTAATAATTAAGTCACCGTCCTGAATAGTAGGTGCCCAAGGAGCAACTCCAGAAGTTACAAACAGTTTAAAAGAACCAGTTCTATTTGGACTGTCATCATCAATCATCATATTTCCATCACCGAGAGTCATGTATGTAAAATAGCCATCACTCCATCCAGCGCTGAATCCTAGATTTGGTCCCACCGTTGAACTTTGCTCGTATACATCATCAAAAGTAGAATCCCACTCAGTTCTACCTTTTGCAACATCATCGGTATTGTAGATACGCTTGATTACAACGGGATTGCCATATCTAAACATATAATCAAATACAGATTGGCGAACATTTCTCACTTCGGCTGGAGTTGAGCCGTCATCATATCCATATTTAAACATCATATTTTCAATAGGCATGTAATTAATCCTATCTGTAACCCATAAAGCGTGGGTAACGTACACGCATTGGGATTGGGACCAGACGACCCTGCTTGCTGTCCACAAGACCGCGAGCCTTCCCGAGTTGCAGATAACCGCGCTTAAATACACGAAGAGCATTTTTAAATTGCTCTTCTTCTGCGCCATAGATTTCCCTCCACCTGTTTTGATAAGTAGTTCTATCAAGATAGGTGATATTTCCCGATCCGGTCGGCATTGGAATTTCAACATAAGAACGGATCAAGTGATGAATAATTTCTAAAGTCATTGCCTGACCCATTAGAGTATGATGGTCTCTCCACGGGAAGTCGTTGAGATTAAAATGTGGTGATGGTGGGTTAGGAAAGGTGTAATTAACTCTTTCTAGTGCAAATGGAAAAAGCAAAGAAGCCTTTTCTTGGCTAAAATTCTTACGAGAAATATCATAAAGATATGGGCCACCGGGGATGGAATCAAATCCATCTTCTACTTTTAACCACGCCAAATCTAGAGCAAATTGTTGCTCCGGTGTCAACTGTCCACTGGGGATAGTTGGATAACTTGACTGCAAACTTGGTGCTGTTGAGGCGGTTGGTATGGTTAATGCCATATTTTTTCCTTTCCATAAATTATATTAAAGAAAAAGAGCATAAAAAAGGCCCAGCCGCATGGACTGGACCCCTTTTATATAATATTTAATTTTTAAACTAAATCTGGTCAGATCTGATAATAATGGAAGCGTTAGTTGCAGTTCCGGCGACGGCTGCGACTTCTACTCTCAGATATCCACCCTTTGCCCAAGTGGTGTTAGTTACACCATTGCTTGAGTCGGCAAACGAACCAGTTCCGATTGTTGGTCTGTCGGCTGTTACGGTACCGAAAATTGAAGTACCAGCAGCGTTTGGACCTTGAGCGGCTGTACAATACTTAACATCAAATTGTACTGTACCGCCGTTTGTTCCTACCGCAGCATCAACTCCCTTAATAACAAGATCGCGTGGTGCGCGAACAACAACTCCAGAGGCAGTGCCTGAAGTTGCAATTGTTCCGGGGATTGCTAATTCAAAATAATTATCAGATGCGGTGATGTAACGTCCCTCACCTGAATTTCTTAGATGACGAAGAGTTTGCATATCGTCAATGTCAACGGTTTCAATCGAACCGTAACTAATCTTTACATCAGATGAAGAACTTGAATTGCTTACGCGGAAAGGCCTTCTAGACAATCCTCTTAGTCTTACATAGGTAGCCATGATAGCCTCCTAGTATCCGAAGAGTTGTACAGTTAGATTTCCACCAGCAACAGATGAACCTACTTGCTCTACTTCAATTCTTAAGTAATCTCCAGCAGCAAAGTCTTGATTATTTGGGACTCCTGCTGTACCATTAAGAGTAGAGGCAAAAGCACTTGTACCGATAGTTGGCTTACGGCCAGCAACGGTGAAAACAGATGTTCCAGCAGCGGTTGGGGCTGAACCAGCGCCTACACGCTTAACATCTAAGATAAGAGTGGCACCAGTTGGTGCAGTTCCTACCTGTGCAACAACGCCAGTTAATTTACCGGCGCGAGGGGCACGCCATACAAGACCTGAAGCAGTTCCTGAAGTTGCAACGGCTCCTGATACTTGAAGAACTGGGTAAAGATCTGGAAGAACAACAAATCTTGCTCTTTCATTTTGTAGCGTTCTACGAGTTTGACCATTATCTAGGTCAAGAGTAGCAACTGCGCTACCTGATACTGTAGTGGTTGAGGCTGAACCGGCACCAAATGGTACACGGGCAATTCCTCTTACATTTACTTCTTGTGCCATTCTGGGTCACTCCTTTTCTGAATGTACAAAGGGGACGCAGACCTTATAGGCCCCAATCTATCCTTGCTTATGGGGGAAGGTAAATCGTCTATCTTTTAAATCTAAGAAAGAATACCTTTTACAGTCTCAATTTGTGCAGGTACTTTGTACTTTTCTGCGGCTTGTTTCATTAAATTAAGACGATAATCAACATCGTGATGGCTTCCATGACCATGAAAAGCCATAATTACAGGATCGGGAGAATCATTTACTTGCAAAGTGGAATTAAACTTATCATCTGCAATTTGAAACATATTCATCCATTTAAAGTCTCTAAGCAGGCCATTTACAACATCTTGTTCATACCACGGAGGTCCAGAGAATCTACGATTCCAAACTTCGTGCATAAATTCTGTCATTCTCTCTGTGCAACGAACAAGCATGACACCCATGTTAAAATGAGCGCCCAATTGTGGATGGCCGGGGACGCCGGGATGAAGAACTAGACCGAAATCCTTTCCCTCATCCAACCCATCTCTCAGATCTGTATCAAAATCAACGATTACACAATCATGATCAATCCAAAAAATGTAATCATACTTACCTTCATCAAGAAGATCCATCATAAGTTTGATACGATCCCATGCAGGATTATATTCAGGATCGTCTGTTTCAATGACGATATCACGATTTGCCCAATAATCCATACCCCACTTTTCAGCATATGCTGAGTGAATAGGCTCTAGCCAATCTAGAGCCTTCACCATCTCTGCTTTCCAGTTTATACAGGACTGAAGAATCAAAGCATTATTAGCCATTTTTCTTAGACTGCCTTTCTTGACGACGCCTTTGTGCGCGATTTGAAGTGACACCCTTAGAAATAGGAGTTGTGTTTCTGTTTTGTTCTTTTTTTAATACTTCTAATTTATCTTCAATTACCTTTAAGGTAGGAGCCCAATATTTATTTGTAACTAAATCAGCATCATATTGGAGCGCTCCCTCGCGGGCTGTTTCCCGTAACTTCATACGATCTTCATTCGCCATATCGTATGCTTGTTCTAATCTATCCAGAATAGCCTCTGGATCTGGGATATATTGCGTGGCAGCAAGTTGTGTAATGTAAGGCACAGCCTCGTCCCTAGTCACTTCCCAACCTGCAAACAAAAGTTCTTCCATCGCGGTCCATCCACCAATAATGACAGGAGTTCCACATGCTTGAGCCTCCATAATTGGAATGCCAAAACCTTCACCCATCGTCGCTGACATAAGAACATCAGACGCATTATAGATATCTGCAACAAATTCTGGAGGATACCCTGCAATATACTGAAATTGCTCAGGAACAATAACAGCATCTTCTAGTTTTAGCATCTTTACTAGATCCCAAAGATTATAACCACCCACTTCTGGAGTCATTAGTGTGTGAAGATATAGTTTTGAATCTGGATGCTTTTTATGAAACTCACTAAACGCCTGCAATTGTTGTGGCCAAGCCTTGCGCGGCGGAATTCCCTTATTCATCGCTACAATAGACGCAATAAAACAGTCCTGTGGAAGACCGATCTGCTTACGAGCAACTTCTCTCATCTTGGGCTTAAATAGTTCAGTATCTACTCCGTGTGGAACATACTCAACTTCTAAGTCTCGCTCTTTAGCAGCCTCAACACCCGATTTGGAATAAGCAATAGCAACCATCGCACGCTTAAGACGCTCATAAACACCATCAGGCATAGGTTCGTGATCTACGGGGAACCACGGGACAAAAGGGACGCCTTCCATGTGTGGACCATCAAGATTCATAACCCAAGTATCATAAAGGGTCAATAGAATATCAGCCTTCCACGCCTTGGCGTAAAAACCCATAATATCCTGACCATGTGCATCAAATGCACCAGAAAAAACGGGGACTCCCTGCCAATCAAGTCGGCCACCTTGGAGTCCCCAAAAAGCAGTTATAGACATTTCATGCCCAAGTTCCTTAATGCGAGGGACAAATAGGGCCGTTTGATTAGAATAGCCTGACGGACCCCAAGGGGCATTACTAAACCAATTGATTCTCATTTTTCTCCTGACTTAACTTATATAAATTAAATAATTAATTCGCCAACTACATATGGTGAACTGCCGGTTGCTGTCTTAACGAATAGTGGGCCAGTATAACCCTCAACTTCAACCATGACTGTACCAGCAGCAACATAAAGGGCACTTCCAGCCGCGACTTGTGCTGATGAAAACCCGTAGTAAAGACCAGCAGTACCTGTTTGAATGTATAGGCGCTGCCGATCCTTCTCAGCATCTACCGCTTGGGTAGCCGCTGTACCTGCTGTTCCTAATGTAATTGTACCAGACCTAGTTCTATTAATTTTTGAACTCATATTAAATTCCTAGTTCGGCGCTGACTTCTGAATCGTCAGAGTTTCCTTCAATGCGAAGTTCTGAAAGAGTCTTGCCATCTCCATCATCTGGGCGGCTTCCCATAACTCTTTCTGAACCAGCAAAGCCTGCTGTGTCAACAGGAATGCGAAGAGCATCTTGCTCAATTTCCATTTCAACGGGGAGTTTCTTTTCCTCACCCTTGCTGTCAACATGAAAAATTTCTTGTTGCTTCGCTTGCTTAATAGGCTCATGCCACTTAGCATTGATTCTTTCTTGATACTGTACTTTTGTAATTTCTTCAACCAATAGCCCAACTGAAGGAGCAAATTTCGCACTTTGAAATTGCTCGTCTGAAACCTCAGCAACATCTCTGTCCCCACGGGGGCCTAGATTAATGTCTGCAATTCTTACTGAATTCGGTGTGAGATTTCTAATGTATCTTACCTTAGCCATAATTTTTCTTTCTCCTTAGCCTTACTTTAAAATAAAATAGGGGGGATGATAATTTACCATCCCCCCTACTGTATCAAACATTTAAAATATAATCAAGCAAATTACTACTATTAAGCCTTGACAATCTTGGCAAGACCTCTGGGGTTGAGGATAAGCATTCCGATCAACTCATCCATTACCCAACCACGGTAGAATTGCTCAACTTGGTTGTTCTCTTCAACGTCAAGTGAGTACATGACGGGCATGACACCCAAGAAGTTGGGGTCTGGGACTAGGTATACGTTACCGGGTGAAATCATGATTGACTTCTGAATGGTGAACTCACCAAACTCAGTAATCATGCCACCACCGAATACGGTGTCCTTGAACTGCCAACCAGTTACGTTAATGTCCCATGAGTAGAGGTCACGAACGTCAGCGGGATTCATAAGAATGCGCTTGGTTTCGATTTGACGCTGCTCTAGGTTAGCAACTAGGTCGTAGAAGTCAACAACTTCAAGAGGATTACCTGCACCAATTGACTTGGTGGTTGAACCAGTTCCACCTGCACCAGCATAGCGGTTTGGTTCCTTAGCAGCCCAGTCAGTTACGGCGGTGTCAAGTAGAGTCAGGAGGCGTGAGTCCTCTTGACGCTGAATGGCTTGACGACACTCATCTTGGGCGTACTCAATAGCGTTTACACGAAGGTAGTATAGGTCTTCCTTGCGTACACGGGGGAACGCAGCGACACGGAAGAGTCTTGGGTAGACCTGCTTACCCTCAAATGGGGTGATCTTGATTTCTGAGTCAGTCTGGTTAAGAACATAAGCCTGTCCAAAGTCATCAAGAACGTCGTAAGGCAAGAGTGGACCCTTTTCCAAGGTGTCTTCTACAAGCACGTTACGAACGATACCTTCATAACGAAGACGAATCTGAATTGGACCAATCATTGCGACACCCAGACGCTTCATAGCGTTTGACTTGTCTGAAAGAATGGTCTGTAGTTTTGCCTTCTTTTGTTCGTTTGTTAGTTTTGGCATACCAGCAAGTTTTTGAACGTAGTCATTGCTGTTAATTGCCTGTCTTGCTTCATCCATTATCATACTCTCCTAGGCACTCAGTAGTTCGATTACGATCTTGCTAGCACTTACATAGTCAATAAGTCTTGCAACTGCCACGTTGCTGTCTACTTGTGCATTATTAAGAAGACCGTTAGCGTCGGCGTATAGTTTACGGTCAGCGTCTGTGTCTTCGTCAGAAGCGGTAATATTTGAGTTAAAAGCGGGTGCTAGAACTTCAAAGACGGCTGCTGGTCCACGCCATACACCGACTTCAGTAAAGTCACCAACTTCATCAAAATCTCCACCGATAAAATTACCAAACAACCCGAATGGGGAAAGGACAGTTCCACCAGTTGCTACACACACAACCTCACCAGCGGGGGCGAGAGCGGCGACCATACCGGGGAAAATAGGTCCATTTCCAGCAGTACCGGGTGCGGTTCCTGAACCCTTTGAAAAGGATCCAGTGCTAGTACCAGCAGTACCATAAGTGTTTGCAGACAGAACGGCGGCGTAGGGATACGCTTGAGTCTGAGCATACAAAGCACGGAGGGTACGTTGCTGATTTGCTGCTGAAATATTTTGAATTCGAAGCATTTAAATCTTCCTCCTAAAAACCTTTTGAATTAATAATTCTCACAAATTGAGAATTGGATGCTACTTAAAAATTAGTTAAAGATCGCGTCGTCTGGAACGCTACCACTTGTTGAAGCAACTGATGACTCCTTAACACCCTTGAAGGATGGGAAACCAGCCAACTTCTTAGCAGGAGCCTCTTTCTTTCCAAGTCCAGCCTCTTTAATCTTTACTAAGGTTTCGTACTTGGCCTCAACGATTGAGGGTTCTTCATTTTCTAACTCAGCGACTCTTGCATACTTCATTTCCGCCTCGTTAAGACCTAATTCAACTTCTAGGTCTGCGAGTTTAATTGCAGAAAGTACCGTAGATTCACGGCCCTTACCCGGCAATTGTGCGTGATGTTCTGAAATACCCTTAGTACCACCCTCATCTGCATACTGAGGCTTTTCAACCTCTTTCTTGACTGGAGCATACTGCTCTGGCATGGTGTCTGGGTTGTGATTCTTAATATCTTTTGTATTACCCTCGTCGGCATACTGTGGTTGCTCAACTTCCTTCTTTACACTCTGATATTGTTCAGCCATTTCAGAAGGCTGGTGTTCAGAGATACCTGAAGATTCGTTGTTTTTGTCACCCTTAAATTGTGGGGTGCTTTCGCCACCATTTGGCTGATTAAGTCCGGGTAATTCACCAAGAGCAACTTTGGTAGTGCTTTCAACTGGCTTAGTCTGGTCAGAAATGACTTTTTCGCCTCTTGGGCGATCTGACGCAGGCTTTCCATCTTCTACCAGCGGAGTTGCACTTGAAGAGGCGCTTGCTTCCTTTTCAGGAACTGTCCACCCGAGTTCGGCTAGATATTCATCGCCGGGGACTTCTTCAACGTCTGCCGCAAGTGTTATATTTGCTTTTTTAGTATTCATCGTACTATTAACACTCCGTATTTCATTCTTTGATAGTGTTTTTTTCAATCTATCAATAAGGCTCTTGGTATCAGACCTGAACTCTTCTTTGTTCTGTTCTTTCTTACGATCAAACGCCTTAGCCTTTGACAAATCTGGATCTGCTAATGGTGCTGGAGGTTCTTGATAACCACATTTTTCACACCTACCAGACTCATCATCTAAACCACATTCCCCGGCAAGTCCAATTGGACAAGGTTTGTCACTTTTAAGTGTGTCAATCCTGCTAGGTGCAGTTATAGATTCCCCATACTTTTCTGTATTCATGTTTGAAACTCTTTCATATGGAGATGTATCAATATTATCCTCTAAACTTTGTGTTTCGGTATTCGCTGCTTTTAAGTTATAGTTCCCATTAACTGCCGATTCGATGCCATCTTCATATGCTTTCATATATTGATGCATATTTGAATCGTGAGGTTCTACTCCTAAATATTCTGCCATTTTAACAGAATCAAACTCAGGCACTTCTACGGGGCTATAGTGGTATGACTCTCCAGCATGAAATGCTTTCTTTGTTAAGTCATTTTCTGCATATCCAACTTTGGCAGTCTTAGCGTGGATACCGACTTCATTTAACCAACTTTTATCCTCATTAGTCATATCTACGGCTGGAATTAAAGAAGTGGCTTCAACTTCTGTTTGGCCACCATCATCCCATTGCACTTTATATGTCTTGAAAGAATCTCCATATTCATCGGAGTTCATTTCTTCAACATAATTCACAACACCCTCTTTACCAGATTCAGAATCTTTTACTTTGTCTCCTGCGGAAAAATTACTATCCATAGAAGCGTTTTTTATAATCGGTTCTGTAAACAATGCGGTAACGTCTGCGGGATCAAAAACAGCAGAAATCTCAAAAAAGTTAACATTATAACAGTCTTCATAAGCCAACTTATCAATACTTCCAGTTTTAAACGTTGTACCTTTTCTCTTGATGTGGCTACAATAATCTTCTACCGTAGCCGCTTTGTGGTTACAGATAGAACAAAGAGTGTGTTCAACGTTACAACCCATAGAAACTGCATTAACTTTACCATCAAATAATGCCTTTGCTAGTTTAGGAAAAGATTTTCCATCAACTTCTAGCAAAAGTTCAATCCAAGTTTCTGGACGATGATTATCTGGCGCACTTGACCAATAAGAATCAGATGCAAGTCTTTGAGGATTCTCAATGTGAAGCATTGCATCAACCACAACGCCCCTCGCCCTCTGTGGGTCTGAATTGTTGTGATCAATAAAAACAGGTCTTCCTACGAAAGTTCTAAATCCATAATCACCCTTAGATTTAATTTCAGAACTTTCACCAGTAAACGTTAACTTACTGATACCACCATTTTCAGAAGTCTTTGCTAATTTAGAAGCGACCTCTCTAAAATCTTTTTCATCCATACCTGCGAGTTCATTCACAGGCCAGCCATCAAAATTCTTGTTGACGCGGGAAGAAATAGCACGAACTTTGACATAAATATACCCATCACCAGTACGATAAGTATCTTTTGGAATATGATCGAAAGAAGATAACTTTGCATTGCCTTCGATCTTCTCATCTGCACTTTTAACTTCAATAACTTCACAACTGGTATATTTAGTTAACATTAATTACCTCAAATCGCCGTTCCTGATTGAACTTCAATCTTTTCGTTTTGATACCGATAGAGTGCTGTCCCGTTTGAATGTTCAAACAACTGAGATAAAGTATCTTGAGTTTGATAAGAAAGTTGTTTAATCAAAGCAATTGCTGCTCTTTCTTGCTTTTCGGGCAAATGCATTCCTTCTATAACAGAACACATTTTGCCGCGCAAACTATTCATTTCTCTAATTGCGAATTCAGACGCAGGAACCCAATCGTTTCTTTGAATCATGTTACTTCTTTAATTTTGCAATAAAACTAGTTTTAGTTTCTGATACACTGGCAATTCGATATCCAGCAAAGGAACTGTCAGAAGAAAGAAGTTCTTCAACTTCAGCAGTTGCTGAAGCAAGAGTCATTCCATACTCTTTCTCTCTTTCTAGATCCATTCCTTCGCCCTCTTCTTCACCCTCTTCATCTTCTGGGCCAAAATCTGGACGAACTTCGTCTTCAGTTTCTTCAGATTCTTTAATTTGAGAAACAAGTTCTTCTACCTTATCTAAGGCATCTTGAAGTTGTCCCATTAAATCACCTTGCTTACCTTCTTCAGCCTCATACTGAGTATCAGGCTCGTCATCTGCTCCGGGAGAGGGAATCTCAACATCTTCAGGAGAGGGAATCTCATCCATCGCCATCTCTTCAGCGGGGACTTTATCTTGAACATTCTGATTTTGGTATGCTTCTCTTTGAATAAAAGCAATCCAACCATTGTTTGATTCTTTCAATCCGCGCACTTCATATTCTGGATAAGCATCACGGAAAGTATTTAACGCTTCACGATATGAGGCTTCTCCCTCAATGTGAGCAATTGCGGTTTTGTACATAAAAACTCCTTGTTCTATCTGTAACTATTTATTATTAAGCAGGAAACTTCAAAACCTTAGTTTTTGCTAGTTTTTTTGTTTTCTAATTCTCTTATTTGTTCTTCTAACTTCTGAACATAATTCTCTAAATTAAGAATTGACAATTGTAATTGTCCTACTAACATTGATATTTTTTCTAATGTCAAATGTTCCATATACTATTTAACCTAACTTTTTATGTTTTGATGATATATTGTAAAGTCATGTAAGGTGGGTTTGCAGCACCAGTTTGATCAGTTCCAGAAGAGCCTGTAAGATTTGCCGAGGCTGTTCCGGTGTTTGCAGAAGATGGTGGACCCGTACTTCCCGTATATTCAATGGCTGATCCAGAAAAACCGGGGGTATTACTATTGGGCAATCTAATGGGGTGAAAGTGACTAAAAGAAGAAACTTCTGCAAAACTTCTATTTACTGTAAAATTTGCTGGCACATTGGAAAAGGTTACATTTTGTAATACAGTTCTATATGCTTCACTATTTGTATAAATACCATCTATGCTTGTATTTATATCAGGTAAAGATAAATATAAATTATGAGAATGATTCATTCCGTGAGAGTGATTTTGCATAGAATGAGTGTGACTGCTCATATTGTGGGTGTGAGAAGGGCCAGAGTGAGTGTGATCAAAACTTCCCCCAGTAACTCCAACAGCAGTACCGCTGGCAGTTGTCCCAAAGCCAAGGACCATTCTTCTTCTTAAATCAGGAACATTAAATGTAGAGCCTGCCCCACCATATGTTACTCCAATGACTGAAAAAAGATTTGGGTAACTTGCCGTTCCGTGCGTTTCGCCGTTACAAAAAAGCCAACCAGTAGGGGGAGTTGAAGAAGTCCCACCATATGGCATGATAACTCCCGATGGAAGGTAAAAAGACTCTTTTGGTTCATCTGATAAAATATCACCGAAATCTGCCATACTACGCTCCTAGAATTCCATTATCTTTAAGATCATTAATTAGATTGCCAACAATATCTGCGAGTTGATAAACTGATACCGATTCTGCATCGTATGTTTTAACTCCCGGAGTTACATTAGACACATTCCAGCCGGTTGAAGAAGGAGAGCCAAGGGAAACAGATCCTGTAATTATCACATTAGCATCAATCGTCAACTCTGCGCTGCCAGATCTATAAATTGAGGCATCTGATACTGAAGTGCCTGAACTCCAGTTCATATCACCTTCTGATGTGATAGAAAGAGTGGGGGCTGTTCCCGCTGAACTTATAACATTTAAAGCAGTTCCTCCAGCATTTCTATTAATTCCAAACAGAGCATTTGTATCAATTTTATTTGTTGGAGATGATTGTGCTGTAAAAGTTACAGTTCCATTTAAAAATTGCACACTTCCACTAGTGACTCTGAGTGTGCTATCGGTTGATAAGATTGAAGTTCCGGCTCTGTAAAGATTTGTATCTGTGGTAACACCACCACTTCCCCAATTTACAGTTCCACCGGCTTTTATATTTAGACGATCTTCAGTATCAGCAGTTCCATACCGAATGGTCAATACAGAATCTGAAAGATTAACTGTTCCTAGAAATCTTACTTGTTCAGCCTCATCACCTGAGATTTCCCAAGTCTTTTTTAAAAGTTTAGAGTCAATTATACTCCAATTAGTGTATAACTGAGTGTGATTATAAAGATCTGATCCATCTTCCCATGAATATAAACCTAATTGTGATGTTTCTTCAGCAACTCCAGCGGTGCCCATTCAAATCTCCTAAGAGTGTTGTCCTTTTATTAAAATACCGCTAAACCCACTTTTCATGATCATCTTTTATAACATAACCATTTTGTTCATATTTATCATGAATTTTTCGGCAAATCTTCTCAGCAGAATTGCTTGCTAAAACAAAAGGTGTGCCAAAAAAATATGGGTTTTCTTTAAATTCTTTACAACTGACTTGTGCTAGCCATTCTTCAGAAACAGAACTGAAATTATCAACTATTTCTTCTTGGAAGAAGTTTTTGATATCTTCGTCTTGAAAAAATTGTAAGATGTAATGATCATCATTGTGATCAGATATTGCAATGACTCCAACGGCAACTAGATGGTCCTCCTGACTGGGATATCGTGCATAAATGGTGGAGTAAGTATATCTTTTGTTTACATCAACTGGTGGAAAGTAACAAAAGAATTCCTCACTCGCAGACATTCTATAACCATTCTTCTTCTACGAATTCTTTCATAAGACGCTCTTCCCAGTTTTGACCCAATTCTTCTGAAAGCGCTTTTTGCATTGAGGATCTGGCGAGTCTTGTCCTTTCGGCTGGATCTGCCTCTGGTGCGCGGCCCAATTCAAACATATTGTTATTATGACGGTGCATCTCTAAACCATCATGCACATAAATCCCACGACCATCACGGCGAGCCTGCCATGAGTAGTAAAGATCTGTTCCATGAATGTGCAGCCTTGGATCTAACCAGTCTACCTCGTCAAACCAGTCTGCTCTAAACAAGGCGCATGAGTGTTCCATAAACCACGTTCTGCGGGGGCCACCCGTTCCGCGATTTCTTAGTTGTTGCCAAAAGCCAATAGACTCTTCATCATGGGCTGCTTGAATTATAACTGCATTCTCATCTTCTTGCAAGTAGTTGTATAAATCAAGCAAAGGATCAACTCCGTTATCTAAGAGTTGACCTGTTGTGGTCATGATGAAGTAAGCAAAATACTTTTCGTCATTAAGGGCTTCTAGCGACTTAGCATATGAAAGACCCATTCGATATCCATGAGTTGCCCTAAGATTGTAATCTAAATAAACCATATGAACATTTTCATCATCAAAATCATCTGGGGCAAAAGACCAGTTTACGTCTGATCCATTTTCAACAACGATAATATCCATCGGTACTTTAGATGTTTTTAAAACCTTAATATTGTGTTCTATTATCTCTACCATGTTGTAATTCAACATAATAACTGCAACTTTTTGCAATTTAAACTCCTGACTTTATTTTATTATAACAATTTCAATATATCAATTCCATAGCGGTCATTCATATAATCAACCCATTCATCATTAATTGAAAGAGCATCAGAGGGAACTCCTCCCTTGACGGCTAGAGAATTATTTAACCCATGACTTGCAAAAACATTATTGGGAGTATCAAGGTGTGAATGATCTTCCATCCATTGCCCCAGAGTATAGTCTGGATTATTTTTATGTTCTTCTTCAAACGGCATTGACTTTAGATTAAACATATCTACACCTCGGTCAGAAAAACCAAATGCGTGGTAAATATCCTCATCTGGTTTTATCGTAGAAGGATCTACTTTTGACATATCAATCTTGATTGCGGGAGGTCTCTTCCTAGAATAAAAATTCTTTCTACCTAGATATACATGATCTGGTCTGGAAGTGAGCCAATCATCATATTCTGATATTCCCGTCTGCTCTTTAGGCAGAATTCCATTTTGCAAAATAGATCTAACTGTATTGATTTGATCGTTTAATTCTTCTTTACTTCTTGCTGCCGCAACATCATGATACATATTTGGCTCATATTGAAAAAGTTCTCTAGATTGCTCTTCGCTTAAAGAAGATCTTTTTTTAAACTTTCTTGTCTTGTGTGTTTTGAGTGGCCCATACTTTCTAACAGACCTTTGATGATCGTTTAGAGAAGTTTGAAACTTAGGATGCATTTTTCTTTTCTTCTTTTCTGCTTTCTTCCACTTTCCGACTTTAGATAATTTTAAATCACTAATCTTAAATTGTTCTGGGCTGTTGGATCTATTTGAATTATTCCATGACGGATAATCTTCTGACGTATTCCACTTTAATAATTTTACATCTTCAACTGGTATGTTTGCCTCTTCTGCTGCTGTTCTCCACTTATCATCATAATAATCATCATCTTGGGTTAAAATACCGCCACCGTCAGGGGCTATTTCAACCTGTTCTGTTCTCATCTTTTCATATTCGTGCGGATCAGACATATGAAGAATTGTCTTAGTTTCTGGATTATAAAGACCGCGCCAATAATCTCTTCTCATCAAAGCAATTCCTTGCTCTTTATCTGGAAGGGCTTGAATGTGAGCATGATGTGGGTCATCGGATACAAACATCTTTCCACCCCCCGTTATTACAGCAGCATGATACCCATCTACCCAATGACTCTTCTTTCTCCATTTAGATTGTTTTGGAGAAATATAGCCAAACATCTCTTTAGGATTCTTTTGATACCAAAGGGGGTCCATTCTCCATCCATCTTCATCGTATTCATCAACTTTATACAGTCCTTTGAAATCATTTACTGGGACACCACTTTTACTTGCGGCTTCTCTCCAAACATCTTCATGATTTTCAATATCAGAAAGATGGTTAGGGCTTGTTGCATACTCACCAAAAGTCATCTTTTCAACAGGAGAAGTCATATGAAAAAGTTCTCCAGTATCTGGATTATAAAGTCCACGATAAGACTTGCTTAAATCACTTCCTATCCACCCATTATCTATTAAAGTTTGTTGATGAATATCTTCCCAGTCGCCTGCAATATGCATTTTTCCATCAGGATCAATTACGGCTGCATGAAATCCCTCTATCCAATGGCTTTTCTTTTTCCATTTAGATTCTTTATACCCAACAGGCTGAATAATAAGATCATATGGATGTTTGCCATGATCAAAGTGGAATGACCAGCGCTTCTTTTCTTCGTAAAGTTTTAGATCTTCTATTGCGTGGCCATCTTGCTCTTTAGCCTCGGGGTCAATCTTTTTATTGTCATGAGGGTTTTTCTTATTTATATATCCATTTTTAAGTTGCTTAAGCCACTTAAGAGTTTGCTTCTTTACTTCCTCCCAACTTCCGGTTGTGAGGATATCGTGGCCCAACTCTCCATCAAGGACGGCTTCCCACGCATCTTCTTTAGATGTTTTCCATTTAGACATTCTCATCTGGGCCACCTCTGCTGGGGAATGACGATTATATCTATTTACATCGTATCCAACATATGGATTTCTTTCAGGCTCTCCCGAAAACATTTTTACCTCTGATACTGGAATGTCAGCATCTTCAGCAGCCTTAAGCCATTCTTTTTCGGTTTTATATGGAGATATAAAATGTTCTGGGCTATTAAACCATTCAAAACCCAGTGGCCATTGCTTTTCAGTATCATCTGTGCTGTAATCCCAACTATTTTGAAGTTTGTTCCACTCTTCGGGAGTTGTCATATGTAACAACTCGCCAGTATCCTTGTTGTAAAGACCACGATGATATTTACGCAGTCCTAGATCGCTAAATAAACTTCCGTGAAAATGATTCCAATCTTTAGCGACTCTCATTTCGCCATTTGGAGTAATAATTGCTGCATAATAATCCTCTAACCAATGGCCTTTTTTCTTCCATTTAGAAACTTTTGGCATAAACTCTTCTGAATCTAAGAGATTAAAATCTTCTTTTTTGTTTTCACCGTGCCAAAGTTTCTTAAGAGGCTCATCTCCATATTCATCTGCATCTTTTTCGTACATTAATTTAAAATCTCTAATAGGAATATTTGACTGATTGGCAGCATCTCTCCAATAAGTTTCATGCTCTAAAGGATTTATGGCCTCATCTTTACTTAGATATTCATAACCGGGGGACATATTCTCATGCTCTTCTGAAGAGGTCATGTGGATAAGTTCTCCAGTTTTATGATTATAAAGTCCACGATATTGAGGATAACCGCCAATATCCCAATGCGTTGCGTGCCAAGTATCGTCTTCGTCAATTACATTTCCATTACCATCAACAATAACCATTCCCGGAGGAGCAACTTCCATTTTCCCATGTTGATTGATTATTGCAGCGCTAAATCCTTCAATCCAATGCGCTTCTTTTTTGTTTCCAGTACGTTTTGGTGCAGGAGAAGCAAAAGTAATTTGATATTCATGCTTATAATTCTCTTCTGGTTTATTCCAAAGAAATTTAAAATCTTCTGGAGATTCTTCCGGTATGTCTCTTTTGTGCATTACATGAACAGATCCAATAGGAATATGTTTTTTATCAACTACATTTAGTTTATCGCCACCCTTTAATAAACCACTAAGATTGGGATTCTTGCCATTTTCATCAACGGGTCCATAATCGCCCATCTCTCCAGCCGGTTCAATAATGTCAACAGGCTTTTTTGCAGCATCCATCCAAACTTTTTGATGCTCTTCGGGGGTAGCATCTAAAGCCTCTCTATTTGGCAAGATATCGTCGTATCTATTTTTTACATATTCTGTTGGTGAACTTAAATGAATTACTTCTTTTAATTCTGGATTATATAACCCGCGATAATCAGGGAAAGTACCATTTGCTGCGTGAATATTCCAATGATTCATACCTTCGTGATTTGCAAGAATCATTCTATATCCACCATTTTCTTCATCAGGAATTAAAGTTGTTGAGTACCATCCGGGGAAATAAGTTCCTCGTTTTTTAATGCTTCCAGTCTTTGTATCGTATCCGCCTTGTGCTATTTCCCAAGGAGTTAGAGGACGTTTTCTTTCGCGCATTCTCATCTCTCTAGATACTTCTTCAGGCATTTCCAAATCTGCAACATTTAGATCTTCCAAGTGCCCTGTCTGATTGTTTAATACGCGAATAGAATCTAATTCGATGTTATTTTGTTCAGCAAGTTGTCTCCAGAATGCTTCCATTCTGTCGCGCTCATCTTGATCTAGATGTTTGAAGTTATATTCTGCTTCATTCCAAAAATCGGGGTGAGACATATGAATAAAATCTTTTGTGACTGGATTATAGAGGCCTCTTGCTGTATGATAATTATAATAGTCCGTGCGACTATCCTTATCTGCGACAGCCTTTCTCATGGCTTTTGTGCCAAGATCATTTATATAATCTGCTGTCACGCCTCCGTGGGTCAGTTTATCATTGAAACCCACATCCATGTGCCAAACGTCGGTGTCTGGGTCTCTTAACGCAACTGTTGCATGATATCCATCTACCCAGTATGAGAGTTTGGACATATTATCTAATGCAATTAGAATCGCAGCCTTTTGAGAAAAACCTGCTTTGATTAGAGATTGTTCCATTTCTTGTTGCATATCTAGTTTACTTTTCTTTTCAGGAAGGTCTTTGGGGCTTTGCCCCTCAACATATTCACAAGCCTGAGCGCGAGTCATTCCTTTAGGTGGCTTAATTGATCCATTGCAGATTGCTTGCATATATCTGAACTGAGCCTTACTGCGGGCTGGGGCTTCTTTAATCATCCATTTGGACTTAATAGAAGGAAGAGGTAAACGTCGTTTAGAACCATATTCTTGATAATACTTATCAATTGCATCTTTAATATCCATATCTTTTGCAGCACGACCGACCCAATTTTCTTTATAGACAGGATCTGATTCTTCGATTATTGGATATCTTCTCATAAAGTCTGCAAAAAGATTTGCATCTATTTCCATCGGATGCTTAACATATTCCTCTTCAAACTTTTTAGCAACCTCTTCGTCTGTTAGGCTTGGATCTATTTTAGTTGGATCAAAATAAGCATCTCTCAACTCTTTTGTAAAGCGTTCTTCTTGGTGTTGATAAGCATGTTGCAATTCATGCCAAAGTGCTTCGTTTGCAGATTCTGGAGAGATAAGAGGATTAATATAAATAAATCCACTTCTGTTCTTTCCTTGGGGAGATTCGTGAGTCCCCAATGCCGCTCTGTTCCAGTGGGTAAGGTCTGGTTTTTCTCTTCCTTTGAGTTGTGCCTGTTCTAAGGATAGAGGAAAAACATTATATTTACTTTCTAATGGCCACTCTGGGTGATTGTATAGTCTTTCCAGATTCTCTTTATTCAATTGCCATCTGTGACCCCGAGGGTCTTTATTGTATTTGTATCTTTCTTCAATCTCTTCAGCAGAAGGCGCTGGGGCTTTTTCATATCCCTCACCGAATTCTTCTGCTTTTTCTGCTGGAGGAACGGATATTTTCCACTTAGACAGACTTACAAAATCTTGTTTTTGTGCTTTTTCTTTCAATTTTGGATTTACTATATCTGCACCGATTGGCGTTGGAAGATTATCTTTCATCCATCTAAGAACGGCGAGAGATAATCTTGGATATCTTTGATTAAAATTATCTACTGTTTCTTGTGCATATGGATAATAAGTCTTTGCATGACCTTGTTCATTTAATTTTTGTAAATATATTCTACTTCCGGGGTAATAACTCTGTCCATCCATATAAGTAGCAGGCACATTATAATGAATACTTTCTACATAAGTTGGATTTTTATATTCCGAATATGCACCTTCAAGATCGTTAGGATCGCTAAAATCTTCGCCATATTCCAATGGATCAGTTTCCACATAATGATTAAATAATTCTGGGTGATTTAAATTATATTCCATTCCATAAACAATTTGAAGTTTTTCTGGATCCCAAAAAGATATGTTGTGATTGATTTGAGAACGTTGAGACAAGTAAAACCTATCTTTAGACAACATTCCGCTAGGGACTTCAGTTAATGAACGAGTAAGAGCATCAGAATCTATTTCTGCAATAGGAATAACTCCATATCTTGCAAAATTAGGAACTAATTCATGAACTATTGCATAACCCGAAGGTATCTCATACTCGTCAATATTTCTTACATCTATTGGAGTTGCTTTTTCTGACGAAACGACTACCCAAGACTGTTTTTCCATTTCGTCAAGTAGTTTAGAATAAAAGCCCCATCCTCCGATTGGATCTTTATATGTATCAGGTTGAGGATTATTCTTGCGACGAACTATTCTCCATTTCTTACCATTAATAATTTTTATCTCATCTTCATGCTCATCTGAAGTATCTTCATTTTGAATAGATTCAAAAGTTGTTTCTGCTGCGGGAGGACCGTCTGTGTGTTGGCGGTACATTCTATTAGCATCTTGTGCCATTTTCCACTTAGATTCTTTTTGTGGTCCATAAAGCGCACGTTGCATTAATTGTGCCCGAGTTGGGACTGGAGTATCTTCATTTGCAGCAGAAAGCCCTTCATGTAAACCGGGAATAAAGCCAACTCTTTGATCAGTAAAACCACCACGATCAATTGCATACCCGGTTTGACCTAAGCATTCTGTTGCCAGTGCTTTTTGTGCATGAGGACTTGATAGAGCAAAATGTGTGGAACATGCATCATTTTCACCATGCCAGCCAAAGTCACCTTCAGTTGCTGCATGACCAAAAACATCATGAACGATTCTGAAGTTTATATTATCTTGTGGGGTCCAGATGGGGTGATCTGCATTTGCAGTAGAAACAATAAAATTTCTATTGTTTCTTATATCACGGATCATATCCTCAGAAGTATCATAAGGTTCTGGATCCTCTGTTTCTGTTACATTTAAGTGTTGTTTAATGTAATCAGCGTGTTCCTTAGATTCTTCTGCCAGTTGTTTCCAAGCATATTCTGCTTTTGGATCGTACTTAGGCAAAGCCGCATATCCAGCAGCCACATCTCCAATGTTGTGGCGAGAATGATCCATATTCCATTGCATAAAACAAAACCCCCAGACTATACATATATTATAGTCTGAGGGCTGGGTTTTATTAGGCCAAAACTAGCATATCTACAGGCCAAACATATTCTAGGTCATTTGGAATATCAGACCAGAACTGACTGTAGTGGTCAAAATCTTTGCGGAGAAGATTAGACTTATGTGAAGTATGAAAATCTTCGTCACCAAGCCACGGAGGAAGGGTGACTTGATTGTTGCCAATACGATCACGGAACCATTCTAGTTGAGTGTCATTGTAACCGCGCTCAATCCACTCTAGACAAATAACAGAGCCATAGTAGGCAAGAGCGGTCTCGTAACCACGCCACATATTGACAGCAGGGTGGTTGCGCCAACCCTTAGCCTCGTCACCGCGATCAATGGTAAGGAGAACTTGCTTGGCCTCAACGCGCTGCTTGCCTAGTCTGCGCCAGTCAAGAACAGAAGCGGTCTCATAAAAATCTGAATATGGAAGGAAAGTTTGCATATTTGTATCTTACAAGAATCTTATATCTTTTTCAAGGGCATAAGTTGCGCTAACAATTTGCTTCTTAAGAGCAGCATTGATTTCCCGCAATTGCTTCACTTCGATAACAAGTTTGGCAACATCGCTAGCAGCATTTTCAAAAAATTCTAAATCTGAATGAGTCATTGGCTTGCCATTCTCTCGTTCAATATAAATAAATGCATCGTCGCTAGAGATATCGGCTCTCCAATTGGTGGGAGTTGCGTTTCTCACTCGTTCAGATACTTCGTTTAGATTATTTTCAATCACTTTTCTTTCCCTGCTCGTAGGTTTGCCCTTTTTACTCTATCATTGATTCTTGTTTTTTCTATTTCTCTTAAAACAAGATCTGATTTGAAAGTCTTTAATTCTTGAATAAAATCAACAGCAATGTCTAATTGCCTCTGCAAAGACTCTTTCTCTTCTGTGGCTTCGACCAATTTATCTGTGGAATTAGCCCACATATCTTCCCAATCTACCATAATATATCTCCGAATAGAAAGGGGGCGGGAAATCCCGCCCCCTTTTATTTAACTTACGACTGGAGCGCTTGACAGAACCTCATGCCAAGCGGTCTTCACGTTCTCATCTCTTGTTGCTGCGTCCTGAACAAGAGCAACAGGGTTTGAATTCGGGAAATTATCATCTAGACCAAACCGAGAAACAATCTCAGTAGCACCTGTCTGAAGGTGGTCTGTGTGTGCAGTGCTTACAAGTCCAAAATGCATTTTATGCCTTTCTTTAGTTAATTTAAGAATGTATTGGGGTCCAACTCTGGCCCATCATAGTTGCGAACGAAATCTGCTTCATCTTCTTCAAGAAAAGTAACATTGAGTGGAATTTCAATAACTTGAAGTTTTTCACCCTTCGTCTTTTCAAAGATGAAAGACATTTGATCATAAATGTCTAGAGCATCCTCCACATCAAGAGAAGCATACACAATAGTATTCTCTCTTGCAACTACATAGACGGATAATCCGTCGTCGTCAATCTCTTCGTCGCCGTAAATAAAGAAACTGTTCTCCTTCATTCGTGTTACTCGTTTCTGGTTGGTATGAAAACTCGTATTTTTCCATTACTTTTGCATATTCCTTCTCAAAAGAGTTTTTATTTGACTCTTTCCATCCGTTGGCATATAAATCATGAAAATCATTCTTTTCGTTATTCATTTACTTTTAGCCCTTTTGTCACTATTTTAAGGTTTTCTGTGCCTTTTTCGGTTAAAAACCAGTCAAAAACGGCCTTTTTAAGCCCTTTTTCGTCTAAATCTGCGTTTGAGAGGCTAAAAGTAGTGCATCCCAAATCGGACAGATCTTCTGAATAAAACTCTACTTCCGCAGTCTTTTCGCCTCTAATTTGGGTTATTTTGATATATAACGGTTTATTGTCGCTACCATCAATAGACATTACGACACAATTTTGGACTACAGACTGTATTTTTCTAATATTTAACTTAAACATGGACTTTGCCATACACCTAACTTATCAGAATCCCACTCCCAAATCAAGAATCTTAGTTTTTAGAATCTTTCATTTTTGGGTGGGGAGAAATCCAACCAAATATAACAGCGGAGAGAGTTGCGATTGCCCCCGCAACAGTATCAGGCACCACAATACCAAACATAGTTAGAATCCAAACAATAATTACTCCGACTGCTCCACCTATGGCTGCTGTTCCTACGGTAGTATCTGGACCCATAATAGTCTCCCTTTTCAACTATTATGTTTCGCGGAGATTATGAATCCTTTATAACTTCATAGACCTTTGTTGTGATCCATCGAATATAGGGCCACGCCAAAAACACGACAAAACTGAGGCCCCACACGGCTACCCACGCGGCAATAAGGATAGTGGAAATAATTCCACCAATGAAGATTGATACGGGAATTATCGCCAAAAGAATAAAAGCGCCAACAATAAAAAAGCCAACAAATATTTGGGCCATAGTATATTCTAGATCATCTTTATTACACTTCTTTAGTTTACTCATTATTCCTATCTTATATATCTCTATATCTTAAAGACCTAAGTATAACTCTATATAGGTCTTACTCATTATGCAAATCATATACATAACTAAAACGAAAACAAAAAGGGGGCCACTCACGGCCCCCTTAGAGTCTACGACCTATACTTCAAAACATCATCATAGTAATCGGGATCATAAAACCTTCCCGATGTATTGGGATCTGTACTCGCATCTTCGTTGTTTGTAAAGAACCTGCGGATAAGATCAATTACCTCTCTATATGCATATGCATCATTCAAGTTGCTCTTCTCTACAAGGCTCACATAGAAATCAAGAAGATCCTCCCGATTCATATGGATGACAACAGTTTCATCCTTCTCACTTCGGACGACGATATCGCCCTTAAGAACATCAATTGACATTAGACCTCTTAATCCTTTCACTCTTGGATATTCCAACCCTTATTATAACAACTATTATATGCCTGCCAATACCCAATCGCAACATCGCGTGGGCCTACATTCTCAATGCGATTAAGTGCATCAAGAAACAGATACGAGCGCATAACGAGCGACAAATCAATTCCTCGCGGCGCAGCGTTCAAAAAATTACTTTTTGTCACAATATTGTTACAATCTCATCTAGCCTGTACGACGGAGATTATAGATCTGGATATCCTGAATGAATGCTGCATTATTCAAATCAAGGGATCCTTCGGCAATCTTCGTGACAAGATCATTCTTGGCAGCCTCAATGGCCTCTGGGTCTCCCTGACCTTCGGCTTCAACATTGACAGTTAAGACAATATCTGCCTGTGCCTGATAAGTAGCCATCTAATTCCTTTCTATTTGTAATCTATAAAGATTCCTATAAGGACGATAAAGAACACTATCCCAAGGAAACATAAAAGCATAAACATAACTGCATCATGCAGGGCCTGCATATCAGTCCTTATCTTGCTTGCGCTTAACGTTCCAGATCATGATTAGTATCATGGCCAAGGGAACGAGTAGCCAAACGATATATTGACCAAGGAAATACATACACCTACTCTACCAAATATGCTCGCAGATTTCAAAGGGCTGGGACTCCTATCCGCAGACATACTTTGCGTTTTAGGGATATGGGGGGGTGCTTAATGGACAAAACATATAGGGGGTATATCTTTTGTCCACATATACATAGCAGAACAGTACCGTTTTCGGTACGGTCTTGCTACCGCTTTAAGGGAAAACTCTTGCGGCGGTACAAACACCCAGCCTAAGCATCTGTCGCTTGCGCCTTCATGCATAAACTCAAACTACGGAAAATTGCTTACAGATTTAAGAGGAGGGGGACTCCTAACTCAGATATGGGTACCCTTGATTTAAAAGGGATATGGGGGGAGGGGGGGGGTGGCCCCCTACACTATAGTCGGCCCCCTGTCAAGTCACACCTGTATGTCACAGTTAAGTGTAACTTACCTATTGGGATTCTCCCATGCCATAAGCACAAAGGGATAAACGAGATACATAGCCAGAGTCACTACAGCAGAAGCATATCCCAGCATGACCATAGGCACACCAATGAGGGGCAGGGGCACCATGATGATGAGGCCAAGGACAAGTACCACAAACCCCCTTGCCACAATGGCATTGGCCCATCTCCTCCACGGGTGGAGCGTAGCCTTCCCTTCCCTGTATCCACGGCTAAACGCCTGTGTGAATGACTCCCTATGAGCCTGTACGGGCACGCTGTTTACATGAGCATGGGGAATACGCCCACTATTCACCACTTCTCCCCCACTATCCCCACCTGTGTTGGATGCATCGTTCTCCCCATAGCCAAGGGATATACGGCTGCCTTCCATCGTTGTGTAGTCCGGCTTTGTATGTGACACCTGTGTTGCACCTCCCCCTCTGTATCTTGTCTATATGTGACATATGCTTATTGGTATGTATATGGGCCGCCGAATGGGCTTCCCTGTAGAGGTGAGTTACACCCCAAAAGTATTTTTTTTAACCGCCGACGCGAGGGCATAGCCTCCCCCTTCCTGCCGTCCCCCGCATACTATCATATGTGTCAAGTGTATGCCCTCCTCGTTTGTACCGGGTGGGCTTCTATGGGCCACGGGCATTGGATGAATCCATGAGAAGCGATCTACGGGCCGCGAATGGGGCTACCCATGCTAGGACATAGGCTAGGGGGTCGGAGGCCCGTGTAGGCCTTCCTGTGGCTTCCTGTGCATGGTCCCGTGGATGCCAGCCCCCGTGTCTGGTGGGCCAGCCTGTTCTGTATGGGTCATGGCCGTTGGATGAATCGCTGAGAGGCTCTGTATGGGCCGCGCCTCGGGGTACCCATGCTAGACCCTTGCCCACCACCTCGGAGGCCGTCCTAGGCCCTCCTGTGGCCTCGGAGGCATGGTCCCCGGAACGACAAAGGGCCACCCCGGAAGGTGGCCCTTGTCTCCTGCCCGTTTATCCCGTGACCCCTAGAAGGCCGTCACCTCCTCCACCTCATCCTCGGACAGCAGGCCCGCCTCCACGATGAAGGGCGAGACCCCGGTGATGTTGCGCCCGTAGACGGAGGTGCTGCTGACGAACAGAACGTCCTCGGCGCGGGTCATGGCGACGTATGCCATGCGGCGCTCCTCCTCAACGTCCTGCGGGGTCTTGGCGAGCGCGTGGGGCAGCAGGCCCTCGCTCATCCCGGCGATGAACACGACCGGCCATTCCAGCCCCTTGGAGCGGTGGATGCTGAGGATGGTCACGGCGTCGTCCTCGTTCTCGCCCCGGAGGTCGGAGGCCTTGGCGGTCACGCTCTCCTGCTCCACGAACCATGCGACGAACGCCGCGAGGTCGTCCCCGAACTCGGCCCCGGAGAGGGCTACGTCCTCCACGATTGCGATGGAGCCGTCGCCGTTGGTCTCGGGGGTCTCGGTGTCCTCCTCGGCCTGATCGCGCAGCCATGCGGCCACCCCGGAGTCCTCAGCGATGCCGCGCACAATGTCAATCACGGGCACCTTGCCGACCATCTCACGGTACTTGCGAATGAGGGCGATGAAGGCGTCCATGTTGTCCTTCTGGCGACGGTTTATACGGGCGTCCTTAAGGCCAAAGAACGGGTCGTTCGGGCAGGCAGCGTAGGCCTGACGGGCGACACCGGCACCAAGGAACCGCGAGGGCGTGGACAGGGCCGTGGTCAGGGCCTCCTCGTCGGCGTTGCCGACGACCACGCGCAGGTAAGAGGTGATCGCCTGAGTCTGGTACCGCTTCCAAAACGACGGGGAACCGATGATGCGAAAGGTGAAGCCAGCGCGGGTAAACGCGCTTTCCAGCGGGCGGGTCTGACGGTTGGTACGGACCAGCACGGCGATGCTCGCGCCGGGGACACCGGCATCGCGCAGGGCCTTGATCTGGGTGGCGATGTTGTCGGCCTCCTCGCCCTCGTCGTTGTAGTGCGCGTAGTTGATGGGGTCCAGCCCGGTGGCCGGGATGATGAACTCAGGGATATCGGTGGTGGTGTCCATGTGGTCTCCTTAGTCGTGTAGAGGCATCGTACAGGAAGGGCCGGGAGGATGCAAGCCCTCCCGGCCCCTCGTTTATCCGGGCTACCCGGCCAGCACCTCCACCGGGACGCCCTCAGCCTCGTCGTGGTCACGGTGCGGGGCGACCTCCTTGCCCAGCCGCTCCTTGTTGTGGGCGATGAGGCGGGCCGCAGCCTCCACGATGGGGCGACGGGAGCGGTAGTTGGTACCAAGGTTCACGACCGTCACCTCGCCCTTAGTCTGGGCGATGAACTCGGCAGGGACCGCGCCCCGGAACGAGTAGATGCTCTGGTCGTCGTCCCCGACCATCGTGAGGTTGGAGGTCTGCGATGCCAGCACCCGCATGAGGCCGAACTGCACCGGGTTGCAGTCCTGCGCCTCGTCCACGAACACCCACTTGACGCGGCCGATCACGGCCTCGCGCACCTTGTCGTCCTTGGCGGCAGCGAGACCCCGGATGCCCATGCATGAGAAGGTGACGCTAATCACGCCGCCCTGCCGACGCTTCCAGCCCCGGTCGCGGCCCTTACCCTGAACCGCCCAACCCTCGTCCAGCAGGCGCTCCATGATCTTGTAAACGGTGCCCACCACCGGGTCGGCATCGGGCAGGGAGAGGTACTGCTCGGCGGTGAGGTTCTGGTCCATGATCTTGGACACGGCCTTGGCGATCTTGCCAGCCTTGCGGGGCATGTCCACGCCGTACTCGGAGCCGCCCCACTCGCTGTCGTTGGCGAGGTTGTGGCCGAACGGGCAGTAGCGCGAGGGAGCCTCTACGATGCCGCGCACCATGCCTGTCACCTGACTCGGGGACAGCAGGGAGCCGCCGTACTTGCCAGCGTTTATCCGCTTACCCTTCTGCTGGCGGTAGAACTTGTACCCCAGCGAGTGCAGGGTGCCAACGTGGGCCAGCCGCTCCACGACCTCATCACCGACAAGGGTGGCAAGGCGGGACTTCATCTCCTCGGCGGCAGCCGTGGTGAAGGTAGCCAGCACGATGCTCTCGGGGGCCTCGCCCTCGGAGATGAGGCGGGCGACACGGTGAACCAGCACGCGGGTCTTACCGGAACCAGCACCAGCGTTAATGACCAGCGGCCCCTCGCCGTGGTCAATCGCCGTCTGCTGCTCGGGACTCATGGTAGCCATGCTCTTTCCTCCTCGTTCGGCGGGGCCGTTCCCCGTGTTCACGCATCGTACCACAGGTGGTTCTGAGATTGCAAGTCCTCGTTTAGACGGGGTGCCGCATTGGCGTTTGGGCGCGAGTAGCACACCTTGTCTGAATCCACAAGTACCCCTTGTGCGTACTTGCTACAAAGTCGGTCCCGAGATTGTAAAGTCCCTGCTCCGAGCAGGCACTTTCACCAGAGCCGTTCTACGGGCCTTGGAGGGATTCCCGAGGGTCGTTACACCTGAGACCTGTAAAGTCCCTGCTCGTAGCGACTTTCGGGGGTTGGCACGGAGGCCCGAGAATCGCCTGAGAGCGATTGTGGTGAGACTTTGTGCGAGATTGACACAAGCAAGTTGAGGTCGCTTGTGCGGATTCAGCACAATCTCAGTTGCTTGCACTCGCAAGGACTCAGTTGCACTTGCAAGTACCTTGTAGCACTTTGTCACAAGAATCCCGTTAAAGCCGTTGGGTTTCTTGGGTATAAAAGCCTGAGATGTTGTTGGGATTCTTGTGCTGATTTCGCACAATGTTGTTGCAGTAGCAAGTACCTTGTTCAGTTTCGCACAAGGTCACGCTTGTAGGTATCCGCACAATGTAGTTGCAAGTGCAAGCACAGCGTTTACACGCGGTCCTCGGGGCCTTACACGATTGGGGAGAGAATGTCAAGGGCTACGGGCCTCAGATTTGACGCCCTGAGAGGCGATATACGGGCCTCGGAGGGCCTACCCCATGCTAGGACATTCGGGAAGCATGGAAGGCCCGTGTGTGGCCTCCTGTGGCCTCCTAGGGGGTATCGGGGTATCCGGGCCTGTCCATCAACGAAAGAGGGGGCCTTGCGGCCCCCTCCCTGTCCTGCTCCTCGTTTGTACGCGGTGCCCTAGACCGCTGCCTGCTCGGCCCGCTGCTCACGGGCGAGGTCGTACAGAGCATTGGCGGCTGCGGTCTTGGTTGTGTAGAGGCCGACCTTCTCGCCACCACGGTCGTAGGCGTGCCACTTGCCGTTCGCCCGATAGACCTCGCCCAGATACATCTCGCTGCGCCAGCGGTAGTAGCCAACCGCGTGCGGATTCCGCATCTTAACGACCTCGCGGCCCTCGGTCACGATGCCGTCCTCCCATGCGTAGATGCCCTGCGATGCGTAGATGGTGCTGACCAGAGGCTCATGGGCGCTAACCTCACGATGCCCCCATCGGATGTTCTCGTTGGGGACATACTCCTCGTTCTGGATGGTCTGGATTCTCATGGGATTCTCCTGTTCGTTGGCTGCTGAGGCAGTCTAGCACGTTTGTACCGCGTGCGCCCTAGCCCTCCTGCGCCTCCATGTAGTCAAAGATTGCGTGAACGCCCTCCTTGGTGAACCAGATCACGGGGTCGCCGGGGTCGTAGTGGTCGTCCTCGTCCACGAACATCAGGCCCTTGGCGACCAGAGACCCGATCACCCCATCGGCCTCATGCTTGTTTCCGATGATGCGCTGGGCACCAGAGAGGTCAAGGTTGGAGTAGTTGTCGCTCAGTTGCCCCTCCCGGTCGTCGTAGTTGAGGGCGGCGGTCAAAAGGATTGCCTCGCGCTCGGTGATGTTGCTCATGGTCATGCTCCCTGTTCGTTGGCTGCCAGAGCAGCGTATCACAGATTCCAGACGTAGGCCCGATTCGCTGTGAAGCCCTGAGAGGCGTTCTACGGGCCTCGGATGCCTTCCCCCATGCTAGACCCTTCCCAGACCATGCGAGGCCCTTCTAGGCCCCTTAGAATCGCTCCTAGGCCCTACCGGGGGTCACGACCCCATCCCCGGATGCAGAAAGGGGGCCTTGCGGCCCCCTCCCCGTTTACACGCCCTGTACCTCCCGGCCTAGTAGTCGTCCAGCACCTCGTCCAGAAGGTCGCGCAGGCGCTCCACCTCATCCCCGGTCATGGCGACCGACACCTGCGGGCCGTCCAGCGTGGGGAAGGCGTGGAGGGTGATGTTGGCATCCCCGTCGCCCTTGTCAGTCACGAACACCACGGGGCCGTGGTAGGTCTCAATGCTGCTCATCGTTTACACGCTCCTGTTCTCGTTGTTGAGGTGATGCTTGCCGCCACACTTGGGGCAAGCCCGGACGAACGTGAGTCGCCCGGTGCTGTTCTCCCTGAGCCAGAGGGTGCCCTCCTTCTCGGGCTTGCCGACGTACATGCTCATCCCCCGCCCGGTGACGGTGTTGCCACCGGGGCAGGGAGCAGAGATGAATGAGGTGGCCCCCATCGTTTACACCCCCTTCTCGTCGTTGGGAAGGAACATGGCCTCGCGCTTGGCAGCCTTGGCGAACGACGACCCGCTGATGGAGTACCTGCGGGGCCGGGACGGGGCGGCGATCAGAGCCGCGTGGAACTCGGTCGCCAGCGACTCGGCCTCGTAGGCGCTCGCCAGAGCAACGTCGGCCTCCAACCCCTCGGGCAGAGCGTCGGCCTGCCGGTGGTACTCCTCGGCACGGGCTTCCAGCGCGTCCACGATGAACGCGGCCTCACCGATGCAGAGGTTACGGATGGAGACTCGGTACGGATTACCCATGATGCTGTCCTTTCGGTTGGTGTTGGGGCATTGTAGCACGCCCCTCAGACGGATGCCCTCCCCGTTTATCCGGGGAGGGGAGGCAGGGCAGGGCGGTGGCCCGCCCTGCCCCTGTCGTTTAGACCCCCTGCTCGGTGGTCTCCTCGTCCTGCGGCCCCTCCTCGTACTCGCGGGCGGCAGCGAGCAGCACCTCGGCAATCTCGCGGGCCTGCTGGGCGGTGAACTTGGCGTGAACGTATCCCTTCTCCTGCCCCTCGGAGGTTGCCAGCGTCCCCAGCACCATGACCGTCACCTCACCGAACTTTCCGCCAGCGATCTGGTAGTCCTGCCGGTGAGTCGTGAGGGAGTCGTTTCGCTCATGGGTGAATGAGGTGCCGTCGTTGGTGACGTAGGTGTACGGGCCGACGCCCTCGCCCTGCACCGTGTAGGTGGTGTAGTCGTCGTTCTCGTAGTTGCTGATGTTGATGCTCACGATGAAACTCCTCGGTTCAGTTGCTTGCTGAGGGGAAGTGTACCACACCCCTCGGACGGATGCCCTGCCCGTTTATTCGGGGAGGGGCGAGGGAGGGGGAGGGGAGGTGGCCCCTCCCCCTCCGGGGTGGTGACTAGGCCCCGTGGGGAGCCGTCACCTTGGGCTTGCGGGTCTTGCGGGCGACCACCTGCATACGCTCGCCGCAGCAGGGGCAGATCGGCGTGCCAGCCGCTTCCAGCCACTTGGCCGTCATGTTGAGGTTGTAAACGTCCTTGCCCTCACCGCTGGGGTCGCAGCCACGGGTGCCGTCCTCCTGCGGGGTGCAGCAGGCGACCTTCACCAGACGGGTGGCCTGCGGCTTGTGGACGACGTTCATGCCCTTGTGCGGGTACTCGCCCAGCGACTCGCGCAGGCGGGCAGTCAGGGCCACGAAACGGTCCCCGGCGTAGGTGGCGGTGGGCTTGCCAGCGAGGCCGATGGTGCGAATCATCTCCACGAACGGACCCTTGTGGCCGTTCTTGTTGCCGTCAATGGCGTGGACAATCTCATGGGCGAGAACGTCCAGCACACCCGGCTCGCGCTCGTCGTTGCCCAGCGTGTCCTTGCGGCCCGTCTTGGGGCCGATAGCGTGGGCAAGGGCGGGCGACACGGTGATGTGCCGCACGTTGCCCTCGGGCGAGGAAGTCTCATGGTAGGCCATGCCGACCACGGAACCCTTGCCGCTCTTACCCAGCCACGCCCGCTTGTGCGAAAAGGACAGGTGCGGGGCGACGGTGTAGCCCTCGGGCATCGGGAAGCCAGCCTCGGCCAGAATGGTGAGCAGGCCGTCAGTTGCGGCGGCGATGTAGGACTCAGGCGTGTCGTGGACCTGAGCGTGAATCGGTGAGTAACCCATGATGCTGTCTCCTTGGTTGGTTGCTGTACGGGGATTAAACCAGATGGTGTGAGCCGTGTCAAGTGCCCGGTGTGGGCGGCTCGTTTATCCCTGCCCCGGCAGTATGACAGATGCTCCGGGGGAATACAAGCCCTCCCCGAATCCTCGCTCGGGGAGGGCGTTTAGATGCCCTAGAGGTCGGCCTCGTACTCATCGGCCAGCCGGTCCAGCGTGTAGGCCTGATACTCGGCCTCCCGGTGGGTCTCCATCCACTCACGCTCGCGCTTGGGGTCGTAAGCGAACCCATCCTCATCCCCGAATCCTGCGGCGATATGCAAGGCATCAGCGGCCTTCTCACGCAGAGCCTCGGCTCCTGCCCTCAGAACCTCCACCCTCTCCTGCTGAATCATCCGGCTTGTTGCAACACCCATCGTTGTCTCCCTGTTCGTTGTTGGGGGACCGTAGCACAGATTGGGGAGAGGGCACAAGGCCCCGTTTATCCTTCCACCCACGACCACACCTCGGGGTCGGTAGGATGCTGCTCGGGGAGGGTGGCAAGGCGCGGCCATGCAGTCATGCCTTCCTGCTCCATGATGGTGAAGGCCGCGTTTACACGGGCGGTGATGTTGGTGAACTGCCCCTCACGGAGCCACTCCATGTACCGCTGCTCATCGCTCAACATGACCAAGCCCCCTAGTAAGAATCCACGCATCCAGAGCATCCTGAACAAACGATGTGATGCGCTCCTGCACCGTATCAAAGTCCACGGTGCCCTCCTGCTTGTCCCACTCAGCGGCGTCCAGCGAAACCTGAACGGAGATTGGCAGAGAGATGTTGCCGCTTACCATGACACTTCCTCCTTGTGCTTACGCTTGCGCGTGTAACGGATGTTTACACGCTCGGGCGCATCCTTGCGCGAGCGCCTGACCTCAATGCGAACCCGCTGGCGCATACGACGCGCACGCTTAGGCTCAACGAACTTCTCCTCGTCCCGCTCTTGCTCGTACATGGTATCTCCTAATAGTTATCTATCTAACTAATGAATATCTATCTAACTGCTTGCTGCTCAGACAGCATACCATCTCAGATGAGAGATGCAAGGCCTCGTTTATTCGCCCTCAATCTCCATACCAATCGTGAATCCTAGGCTAGCACCAGACTTGGTGTTGTAAACGCCGTCAGGCACCCATCCGCTAACATCGTAGAACGACTCCAACACAGTCCCCTTCACGGATTCTAGCGAACGGTGAAGGGTAAACCACACTTCACTCTCATGCACCTTGCGCTCAACTAGAAGCCACGGACGCTCCTGCTGCCCAGCAACCTCCAACCGAACATTGTCTGGGTCAATGTGGAAATCCTGATCGTAGTCCTCTAGGATTTCCACAATCACCTTATTGGTGATCTGAACATCGTCAGGGATGCAACTAACACTCATCGTTTAATCCTCCTGTATGATTTCGGCAATATAACCTGCATAGCAGTTAAACTTCTCCTCATCGTTGGCTGATGAAGGAACCTCAACATAACCATCGTGAACCCAAACATCATGCCCATCTATGCAACCGGGCTGACCGTCAAAGAGCATACGGCAGACCTGATGTGAAGTGCTGCCGTCGTCGTAGAACTGCCACCAATCATCAGAGCCAAAGCGGAGGCGATGAAGGGTCACAGTCTCCTGCTCGTACTTCTGGGGAGGCATGATTAAACGCCCCACTCAGAAAGGTTGCCATTGGCACGCTCAGGGACTCGGACACGGTACTCGGGGTAATAGACCTCACCGTTGGTGGTGTCCACGATAGCAACCACTACCCACACACCCTGTGCGTCAGCGTCCACCACAGAGTCGTAGATAGAGGTGTCGGCGTACTCGGCAGCCTCGTCCCACTCATCCTTGCCGTCGTAGAGAACATCGAAGTCCCCGCCCTTGACGACAGCGATGAAGCGGTACAGGTTGCCGTCAGAATCCCAGAATCCCGACTGCGGGGAGCCATGACGGGGAGTTCCCCACGCACTCTGAATCCTGTCCATCATCTCCTCAGCCTGCTCGCGCTGCTCAATCTCTGCATCGGTAATGCTCATCAGAATCTCCTTTAGTTTGTTGCTGCTTAGACAGCATAGCACCTCAGACCTAAGATGCAAGTGCCCGTTTATTCGTCGTAGTAGTCGAAACTGTCTGAGACCGGACCTTCCTGCTGTAGCAGGGAGAACACTTCCCACGCCTCGTCCTCGTCCTCTATGTAGAAAGAAACGTCCCGTAGTCCAAAGCCAGCACCAGAATCGAACTGATAACCCTTAGACTCTCGGATGCCCTCAAAGAAGTCCTGCAACTCGTTTAGACGCTCAATGGGATATGAAGCAGAAACAACAAACATTATCCCTCCCTCCACTCAGGCCCCTCGTCCAGAATGTCCATAACCTGAACATCTCCGGGCTGGCAATCAATAAGGTCATGCCAAGCCCAACGGTCGGGGCAATCATCTGAGGCATCGGTTGTGATGCGAAGGGTGATGGTGTAAACGCGCATCTCTCTCACGTTCAGAACGTAAGCAGGAAACCTCTCACCACAGTCGTAGCACTTGTAGCCACAGACCAGAACCTCACGGTCATGCTCATCAATCTCAACATCATGCCCAGACTGCGAGGTGACGTTCTCAGACTGACAGTTTACACAACACTCGGGATTATCAACAAAGTTTACGGCACTCATCGTTTAACCATCCTGTCGGGGAGTGATGTACCCAGCCTCAATCAGAGCCGCAGCCATGCGACCGTAAGAGCCTTGCAGGCTCCATGCCATACCTGTATCCACAAGGTACTGAAAGAGGTCAATGATACCCTCCTCATCCAACTCACCCTGCTCATACTCCATAATCGAACTAACGTAATCCATTTCTATCTCCTTACCTAGTCAGAGAAAACGTAAGACCGGCCACTACCCACACGGCCAGAACGCCAACTGCGATTACAATAAAAGTTTCCATCTTGCCCTCCTCGTTGCTTGCCTTGTAAGCATAGGGAATATATCTCACTAATGCAACTATTCGTTTATTCAGCCTACCACTCAAAGCGAGCGGAAAGAACCTTGTGGTCTGGGAACAAACACCTAACCTGCTCCATCGCTCGGTCCACCATCTCTGTGATGATTTCACTATCCTCAAGGTTTCCCCAAACATAGTCTAGCGTGTCCTCGTTCTGCTCGGTCAGGCTTGCCTCATAGGTAAAGTTATCGGCAATACCATTCTCACTAACCATCTCAACGGTAACAAACATTTAGATGCGCTCCTCGCTCATTGTGTCCTGTCGGATGTTCTCCATCTCCTGTTCGTTGAGCCATGCGTAAGCCTCGGCACGACTCTCCTCGTCAGCCGCAGCCTGTCGCAGAATCTCGTTCCACTCCTCGGGGTCGGTGACATAGGACTCAGCATCAATCTCGTCCCGACGACGCCGATACTCCTCCTCAATCTGAGCCTCAATGATGCCCTGTCGGTACTCAACCCAGAGAGTCAGAGCCTCATCAAGAATGACGAACTGCTCAATGGTGAGGTCTCCGTTTACAGTCAGGTCGTCCAGACGGTGATAGAGAGCCGTAGCCTTGTCCTGCATAATCATAACATCGTCCTGCATCATTGGTCT